CGAGAAAATTGGCGATAATCTGCGCAAATCCGCGCAAAGCCTCGACCGCATAAACCCCTTTCGTGGAAAGCCATGCAAAGCAGCGCAAATAATGCAAATCCTTGCAAATCAGGCACTTTCCAGTTTCGAGTCGAGTGCCTTAAACCAACTCAGCCACCCTTCCGAACGAGGAGTCTTCTAGCGCACGAATCGGCGGGCCGCAACTGCTTCATGTGCCGCAGAAGGTCCGGTAGGGGGCGGCATCCGATGGCCCGGGTTCGCGGAAGCGCAGGTTGGCGGCAGTCGCGTTGAACGGATCGGCCAGCGCATCAAGAAGCCGGTGCATGACGGTGAGATCGCCCTCCGAGGCGGCGGCGAGGGCCTCTTCAACGCGATGGTTGCGCGGGATGACCACGGGGTTGACCGAGCGCATGAGGGAGAGGGCGGTGTCGCGCGGCACGCCCTCGCGGTCGAGGCGTGCGTGCCAGCGTGCGATCCATGGCTGGAACTCCAGCGGGAGAGGGGCCCCGTCGTCGGCGAGCGAGAGGAAGGAGTTGGTGAAATCCGCACCGGCATCCTGCATGAGACGGAACAGGTCGTTGATGAGGTCGTCGTCATCCGGGGCCGGGGAGCGGAGCCCGATCTTGGCCCGCAGGCCCGCGAACCAATGGTTCTGGAAAAGCGGGCCGAACCTTTCCACGGCTGCACTGGCGATTTTGGTCGCCTCCTTCTCGTCGTCGGCGATGAGCGCAAGGAGGCTCTCCGCGAGGCGGGCGAGGTTCCATTGGGCGATGGCCGGCTGGCTGCCGTAGGCGTAACGGCCATGGCGGTCGATCGAGCTGAAGACCGTGGCCGGATCGTAGCGGTCCATGAAAGCGCAAGGTCCGTAGTCGATGGTCTCTCCGGAGAGGGCCATGTTGTCGGTGTTCATCACGCCGTGGATGAAGCCGATGAGCATCCAGCGCGCGATGAGTTCCGCCTGCCGTGCGACCACGGCGTCCAAGAGCGCCAGCGCGGGGTTGCCTGCAGCGCTGGCGTCCGGGTAGTGGCGCGCAAGGGTGTATTCGGTCAGCGCGCGCAGCTGGCCCGCATCGCCGAGGGCGGCCGCATACTCGAAGGTCCCGACGCGGATGTGGCTCGCGGCCACACGGGTCAACACGGCGCCGGGCAGCGGTTCGTCCCGCATGATCGCTTCCCCGGTGGCAGCCACGGCGAGGCTGCGCGTGGTGGGGATGCCGAGTGAGTGCATGGCCTCGCTGATGATGTATTCGCGGAGCATCGGTCCGAGGGCCGCGCGTCCGTCGCCCCGGCGGGAATACGGCGTGGGTCCCGAGCCCTTGAGCTGGATGTCGAAGCGGCTGCCGAGCGGGGTGAGTTGCTCGCCGAGCAGGATGGCGCGCCCGTCGCCGAGGTTCGTGAAGTGCCCGAACTGGTGTCCGGCGTAAGCCTGCGCAATTGGCTCAGCCCCGTCAGGGAGCGCGTTGCCGGCGAAGAGGTCCGCGCGTTCTTCGAGGGTATCCGCATTGAGGCCGAGCGACGATGCGAGCGGGCGGTTCAGGACGACGAGTTGGGGTCGGCGAACCGGGGATGGTTCCACGCGTGCGAAGAGCGCGGGAGGAAGACGTGCGTAGGTGTTGTCGAGGTGCCAGCCGTCTTTTGTTTTCGCGTCGCTCTCTGCGGACATCCGGCTACAGTGCGCAGACCATGCCAAGATGCAACCTTCCTCCGGCGGCGCTGCGCGTTGCCCTCCCCGCGATTCTCGCAACCGTTGTCCTGACCGGATGCATTACGCCGCCCCGTCCTCCGGTCGTCCCTGCGCAAACACGCACGGCGGCCGCGAAGCTCAACACCGGGCCGTTTGCATGGGGGGTCTCCAGTTCGAGCTGGCAATACGAGAACCGTGCCGTCGGGCCGGATGGAAAGCTGCCGTTCCGCACCGACTGGGATATACTCATGGAGCAGGGCAAGGCCCCGCCGCGGGGGAACACCGTGGTGATGAGCTGGAGCGAATTTGATCGGGATGTCGAGGCCCTGCGCCGCATCGGAGCCACGCATTACCGTATCAGCCTCGAGTGGGCGCGTATCGAGCCGAAGCCCGGCCACTACGACGAGGCGGCCATCCGTCGCTACGTGGGGATGGTGCGGAAGCTGAAGGCCGCCGGCATCGAGCCGGTCGTCTGCCTTTGGCACTTCACCTTCCCCGACTGGCTCTACGACACGAACAACCCGAAGAATTCCAACTGGCTGCATCCGCAGATGGATGAACGCTGGCGCGCCTACGTGAACAAGACGGTCGCCGCGCTCAAGCCGCACGTCCGCTTCTTCGCCCCGCAGAACGAGCCCAACGGCCAGATCGGCACCGCCTACCTCAACGGCCTCTGGCCTCCGGCCATGACCGCCGCCTTGGGCACCTACGCCGCCGCGACCCGCGCCAGCGCGCGCCAGTTCCGCGACGCTGCGGCCATCATCAAGCGCGAGCGGCCGGATGCCATCGTGATGTCCGTCCAAGCCCTCCCTTGGTGGGAGCGCGGGATGCTCGACCCGACCCGGGCCTGCTTCAACGGCATGATGCGGCTCAACTTCGACCATTTGGACATGATCGCCGATGTCTGCGACCTCATCGGCTTCAACTACTATTACAGCCAGACAGCCGGCCCGATCGCCGCGCTCACCGCCAACAGCCACCGCGGTAAAGGTTTCACCATGATGGGATGGGACATCGACCCCGCGGCGCTCTACAAGCAGATCCGTCTGGTCGGGGATCGTTACGGCAAGCCGATGATGGTCACCGAGAACGGCATCGCGACGGCCGATGACAAACAGCGCCAACAGTATCTGCAGGAACACATCGCCGCCGTGCAGCTCGCGCGCCGCGATGGCTACGACGTGCGCGGCTACTTCGTCTGGTCGCTCCTCGACAACTACGAGTGGCACGGGGGTTTTACCGACACGTTCGGCCTCGGCACCATGAACCCGCGCACCTACGCGCGGGAAATGAAGCCGTCGGCCTCCTCCTACCGCGACATCATCCGGCGGGGCGGGGTGCGGACCATCCCTGCCGACGTGCTGGCGGCCCGCGGAGCGCGGCGTTGACGTGGCTCCGGGCCGATGGCAAATTCCTTGTCGATTTCAGGTGAGGTGGCTGAGTGGTCGAAAGCAGAGCTTTGCTAAAGCTCCGTAGTCCAAAAGGCTACCGAGGGTTCGAATCCCTCCCTCACCGCCACCCTTCCACACAGAGGAAACGAGCGGCATGACACAGCAAAAACAGCATCAACCACCGGTAGCTGTGTGCGCTTTGGTGTGCGCTCCGGTGTGCATCCCCTGACCCCATGGCAAGCATCAAACGTCGCCCCCGCTCGAAGTTCTGGATTGCCTGCTACCGGCTGTCGGACGGCACCCGCCGCCAGCGGACCACCAAGACGACCGACAAAACGGCCGCACTGCAAATTGCCCTGGCCGCGGAGCGCGCCGCCCGCCAGCGCATGACCGCCGAGGCCGCCCGCAAGTTGCTGGCCGATGTTCTCGGCAGCATCCACGAAGACCCCCGCGGACTGGCGCAGGAGGCCGCCAGCGCCTTCTTCGACCGGTGGGAGGCACGGGAGACGCCGCGAGGTAGGGCAGGGGACCGCAGACCGCTACGAGCAAGTTCTCGAAGACTTCCGCGAGTTCATCGGCCCCGCGGTCCTCGCCGGCCCGCTGGCCAACATCACGCCCGCCCACGTTTCCCGCTACCGGGACGCCTTGGCCGGACGGTTTGCGACCTCGACCGCCAACCTCTACCTCACGATTCTCCGTGGGGCGTTTGCCGAGGCCGCCCGCGAGGGTGTCATTGCCGCCGATCCGGCCGCCCGCGTCCGCCCGCTGAAAGCCGCCCGAGACGCCGCCGGCGAGCGCCGAGCCCTTTCCGCCCGCGAGATCCGCGCCATCATCGAGGCGACCGACCCCGCGGACGAGTGGCGCGGCATCATCCTTGCCGGCATCTACACCGGCCAGCGCCTTGGTGACATCGCCACCATGCGCCGGCAGGACGTTTCCCGCGGCTGGTGGCGCTTCACCGCCCGCAAGACCGGCGCCGCCATGGCTATCCCGCTGGCAAAGCCCTTCGTTGCGTGGCTCCAAAAGCGCAAGCTGGCCGGCGGAACTTGCGTTTTCCCCGAGGCCGCCGCCCGCGTGGCCGCCGCGCACGGGAAAACCGGCACCCTCTCGAATCAGTTCCACGCCATCCTCGCCCGCGCCGGCCTGGTCGAAGCACGCACCCACGCCGGCACCGGAAAGGGCCGCGCCGCCCGCCGCGCCGCGGGCGCCGTGTCCTTCCACTACCTTCGCCACACAACCAACACCATGCTCAAGGCCGCCGGAGCGCCGGAATCGGTGGCCATGGCAATCCTCGGTCACTCCTCGAAAGCTGTCTCACAGGTCTATACCCACCTTCCCGAGTCGGCCCTTGCTGCCGCGGTGAAAGGGCTCCGGCTGGAGTAGCCAGAGGGGCGTTGTGTATCAAAAACGGGCAAAAGTGAGAGACAAAGGGGATTGTGCCTCAATTCTTCACGACAACGCGATTCGTGGTTGACAGTTAGCCAACAGTTCGCTATGGTATAGGTGTCATGAGCCTCAAAACCACCGCCATCACCCTGGCCACCGGCTTCCGCATCGAATCCGTCACCGCTGCCTCCCCATGCGGCAACCCCGACCTCTTTACCTACGACTCCCGCGAGGCCGCCACCCTCGAACAAGCCCACGCACTCGCAGCTTCCATGATGCCAGCCGATCTATTCGGCGAAATCCGGGTGACTCCCTTCACCACCGAAGACGGCTGCCGCGACTACGACCACGACGCAGAGTTCTGGATCTACCGCGAGTAAAAGGGGCAACTCTCACCCAACACTCACTCCGAAATACGGGGATTGTTAAGGGGTTTTTCGCACCCCCACGTCAAGACTTTTCCTTGTCAAAAGGATTCACAACAGGTTTATTTTTCCCATGGTCAACGACCTGCAAGGAGAGCCCGGAACGACATCAGGCAAGCGCACCCGCAAGCGCAAACCGCACGCCCCGCTGTCCACCCTCACCCAGCCCCGCAAAGGCCCGCCAACCGTGTGGACCCAAGCAATCGAGGACCACCTTGTATTGCAGTTGGCCAACGGAATCCCCCTCCGCGTGATCTGTCGAGAGCCAGGCATGCCAGAGTTTCACACCGTCTATGCGTGGATGGAACGTGACCCCGCATTCAATAGACGCATCGCGCACGCCCGTGAAATCGGCTGGGAGAGCATCGCCCAAGAGTGCCTCGAAATCGCCCACGACGAGCGCCACGACTGGAAACTGACCCTGCGCGGCCCCGTCCACGACGAAACCCACGTCCAACGCGCCAAACTCCAGATCGAAACCCGCCTCAAGCTCCTCGCCAAGTGGTTCCCGAAGAAATACGGCGACAAGCTCGAAGTGTCCGGCGGCCTGATCTTCACTCCGCTGTCGGACCTCATGGCCAAGGCCGCAGAGATTCGCCAGCGCGAAGCCCTCGCGTTTGGGGAAGTCATAGACATTCCCGCCCTTCCGGCCGGCGAAAGCGCCCCGGAGAGCCTGCCAGCGTCAGGAAACCAGCAACACGAAGGAAAACCCGCATGAAATACCGCAAGAAGCCCGTTGTCATCGAGGCCATCCAATACAACGGCACGACCGATAGCCGATCAGAAATCTGCGCATTCATGGGGCTTGAACGCATCACGTTCAGCGACACGCAAGGCGTGTTCATCCCCACGCTTGAAGGCGTAATGACGGCATCCATTGGTGACTGGATCATCAAGGGAGTGAAGGGAGAGTTTTACCCATGCAAGCCCGACATCTTTGCGGCCACCTACGAGCCCGTGAGCGAAGGAGAACCCACCCATGATAACCATCAGCATTGACGTAACGCGGCTGGACCGAGCCCGCTTCAAGGAAACCAAGCGCAAGAACGGCGAGAAAGCCGTGTTTGTGGATCTTGTGCTCATCGAAACCCCGGAAAGCGACTACGGGGATTTCATCGTGAAGCAGGGAGTCACCAAGGAGGAGCGCGCCGCCCGCGTGGAAATGCCGATCCTCGGCAACGGCAAGCACGTTGGCACGCGGCCGGTGGAAAAGCCGCGGGCAGAGGCACCCAGGGCGCAGGAATCCGGCGCCGCGGAGGACGACAATGATCCTATCCCGTTTTGATGCCATGAAAACCTGCTTCAAATGCCACGAGACAAAGCCTCTGGCCGAGTTCTACGCGCACCCACAAATGGCGGACGGGCACCTGAACAAGTGCAAAACCTGCACCAAGGCGGACTCGTCACGCCGATACAACGCCAAAATCACCGATGCGGCGTGGAAGCTCCAAGAACGGGACCGACAGCGACTCAAAGAACGCAAGCGTAGGGCGCGTGGAGTGCATATTAGACCCTCGGCGCAATGCCGAAAGAATTGGCAACTGCGCAACCTGCACAAAATGAAAGCGGTTCACGCAGTAGGCCGCGCCGTTCGAGCGGGACAACTCACGCGGAAACCCTGCGAGCAATGCGGCAATCCCCGCGTTCAGGCCCACCACGACGACTATTCCAAGCCCCTGCAAGTGCGGTGGCTGTGTGTGCCCTGCCACGCGGCGCACCACGTCAACATGCGTCGAACAGAACTCCTCTCACAGATTGCCGCATGACCCTCCCCGAATACATCGCCCGCAACCGGCTAGACCCCGTGGCCACCATGAACGCGCTCCAAGACAACGGCATCGTGAGCGACAACCCCGTTGACCCCGCGGACGTGGGGAATCCCGAGGAGGCGATTGCGTTCCTCAACCGCTTCCTGAACCCGCAGCAGCCAACGCTTTTCTGATGAGCAAGACCCGCCGCAAACACTTCTTCGCGCCCGACCGACAGAAGAACCCTCGGCGTCACTACGGAAAGGAGCCTCACCCGAAGCCCGAGCGCCACAAGGCGCCGCCCATCGCCCTCGAATCCTGCCCGTCCTGCGGATCCGACAACATTTGGGCCGGCACAACCTGCCTCGCGTGCGGACTGACGCTGCCATGAATCACCAATCACAACTTGCGCCTCCGCTCAACAAGTTCCACCAAGGGAATTGCGAGGACGGCAAACACTACTGGCTGACCCCGTGGGAGGAGCCCGCTATTGCGCAACTTGTGGCTGACTTCGGGCCGTTCGACTTCGATCCGTGCCCGTTCCCAAAGCCGGAAGGGTTTGACGGCCTGACTTGCGAGTGGGGGCAACGGAATTGGGTGAACCCTCCCTTTGGTTCCATCATACACCAAGGGAAGAAGAAAGGTCCGACCGCATGGATGCGCAAAGCCATCGAGGAGCAGGCCAAGGGCAAGCTCTCGGTCGTGGTCTATCCCGTGGACAAGTGGGTGCTAATGATGCTTAAGGCCGCGGGAACTGCAAACGTGCGGAACCTCGGAGACGTGCGCTGGCTGGCAACCGAGGACAGAACCAAGGGTAAGGGGACCGGGCGACACATTGCCGCCTTTATTCTTCTGCCATGAATCCTATGGAACCGAAACCTACCATCCAACGCATCATCGAACGCATCAAGGTATGGGCGCACAACTTCGGGTGCCGCAACACCAAGCGCGCCCTCCGCGACCTGTCCAAAGCCCTGCAAAACAGCCCGGACTACGCCCACTCGTGGCAATGCAACATCGCGTGCTGCCTCATGGACACCGGAATCGGGCACAAGTCCGCCAACAAAGCCGCGGATCGCGTGATGAAGCATTGCTTCGGCGTGGATGCCGGCCTCGCACGCCTGTTGATTGACCGTCTTCCCGTTCGAGCCCGCACCTTTATGTCAGACACCGACAACACCAAGCAGGGCGTGACCCAATCGGCCACGCAGAACGAAGGGGGAATCCGCTTCCTTCTCACCGAAACCCAATGCGCCGACCTCGAAAAGCGGTTCACCTACCACGCGCCGAGCGGATCGCAGCCTGAATGCTACGTTGCCCTCCGCAACAAGGCGAAGGAACTGGCGTTTCTCATCGCGCAAACCACCCACGCCAGCCGCGAGCAATCCCTGGCGCTGACCAGCCTCGAAGAATCCGTCTTTTGGGCCAACGCCGCAATCGCCCGCAACGGATAACCGCACACGGGCGCGAAGGGTCCAACCCCCTCCACGCCCTGCCAGTAGTTAAGGATTCCTTTAGAACTGCGCCATGACACCAGAGCAACAAGCCGCCCTGTTCATCCGCCAAGACCCCGTTGTCTGGATGGAAACGTGCTCCACCATCCTCAACCGAGCGGGCCGCCTGATTGTCCCCTCCGCCAATACCTTCCAGCGCCGCGTGGTGGCCATCTACCGCCATTGCCGGGACCAGCGGATTCCCTGCCGCATCATCATCCTCAAACCCCGCCGCAGGGGCTCCAGCACGGTTTGCCTCGCCATCGGCTACACCCATCTTCGCAACTACCTCGGATATGGCGCCATCCTGGGCGACGACTTGGGCACGACCGCCAAACTCATGGAGTGCTGGGACCGCTACGTTGAGACGGACAAGTTCCCGTCATGGGGAAACACCCCGAAGCAGACCAAGCGCGAGTTCTCGCACGGATCGAAAGTGCGCGAGGAAACGGCCAACGACCCTCGCGCCGGCATGGGCGGTGACATCCACTTCCTCCTCGCCTCCGAAGCTGCCCACTACCGCAGCAAGGGCAAGACCTCCGGCGAATACGTCATGCAATCCATCATGAACTCGGTGCCGGACCTCCCCGACACCTGTGTCGTCATGGAATCCACGCCGAACGGCGCCCAAGGCGTGTTCTACCAAACGTGGCAGGCGGCCGTTGACTTCGAGGACTTCAAGGCTGGCAAGGTGGGGAACAACTACATTCGCGTATTCGCCCCGTGGTTCGAGTTTGATGACTCGGTGGCGCCCTGCACACCCAAGGAGGCGCAAAGCATCATGGACAGCCTGGACGGCGAAGCACGCTATGCTGGCGAGCGTGACCTCGTTGCGCTCTACCAAGTTCCACCCGAAAAGCTGAAATGGCGCCGCCAAGTGATTGACTCGCCCGCTTGTAACGGCGACCCGCGGAAGTTCATGCAGGAATACCCGTCTGACCCCGTGACGTGCTTCCTGACCTCCGGCAACGCACGCTTCGACTCGGAAGGCACAACCTCAATCGCCGTTGGCCAAGAACTGCACGCGCCTCCGAAGTATGGCGTGCTCGAAGCACCCGACACAGCCGCCGTGCCCGTGTTCATCGAGACTTCCCGCTCTGAATCGTGGTTGCGAGTGTGGGAGAAGCCAGCCGAGGGCCGGCGCTACATCGGCGCCGCGGACTTCATGACCGGCGAGCAGGCCACCGGATCCCGACGCGAATCGGATTGCCATGCTTGGGGCATCGGCCGGGCACGCTACACCGACACCGACAACGCCGACCATACCGCTATGCTGGTGGCCGCCACCCTTCCCGACGACCGCACCAAGGACTTGGACATTGTGGCCGAGCGGATCGCGCTCACCGCCCGCTGGTATGGCAACTGCCTCGTCGCGCCCGAAGTGAACAACCTGCATGGCATCGTGGAACTCCTCCGGCGCCACAAGTGCAACATTTGGAGCAGAAAGAAGGCGGGCACCGGCAAGACCGTCCTTGTGCCTGGGTTCCAGACCAACAGTAGCAGTAAGCGGCAGATTGTCGGAGAGTTGGCCACCCTCATCCGCGAGCAGGAGATTGACCTCCGTTGCCCGTGGGCGCTGGCCGAGATTCGCACCTTCATCACGCACCCTGACGGCTCCGAGGCTGCCGCGGATGGCGAGCACGACGATTGGGTCATGTTCCTCTCCATTCTCGCGCATGTTCTGCCGGCGGCCACCCTCTATGAGCCCTTGGAAACGAAGCTGGCGAGGGAGCAACGGCGCAAGAACCACTACGCATCGCGCTCCGGCCCGCACGCTGCCGGCCGCAGGGTGGCCGAGTGCTCCTGACGCTGCATATTGTGGCAGTTTGTCGGCAAAAGCATTGACAACACCCCCGGTTGCATGAGATTGCGCGGGTATGACGACTTCCAGCCCCTTCCAAGTCAAATCCTCGAAAGTCGTTCCGAAGCCCGTTTCCTCATCCGGTTCCAAGCAGACCAAGCCCAAAACGGCGCCAACGCGGTCCTCTGTGAAATCTGGCATTGGCGGAACGCACCCGCTGGCAGTTACCAAGTCGCCGCTGGCCTCGCCTCCGTCCGCATTGCGCGGCACCAACCCGCTGGCGTCCCTTCGCTCTCCCATGGCGCCACGCACGCCCGCCTACACGCCTGCCGAGGGCAACCCCGACTACTACAAGCCCGCCTACGTTGCGCCCACGGCCACGCCCGCACCCGCCGCGCCGACCATGCCTGAGTCTTCCGGCATCCGCGACCAAGCAAGCACCACGGGCGCAAAACCTCTTTCCTCGGCATCTTCCTCATCCTCCGGCGCCAAACCTCTCGCCAAGCGCCACAAGCGCCAATACTGACACCGCCATGAGTGCGCTCGCCTCTCTCCCGCTTCCAAACGCCAACGAATACCCTTACAACCTGCAAGGGGACCAGACCAAGGCACGCGCTCTGGCTGCCGCAGCCTCGGCTGGTGACTCGAACGCTTTGGCCACGCTGAAGACCATCGGCCTGGACGCAGGCGGCAACTTGGCCGGCCCCGCGGCGCCGACTGGCATTCAGCCCACAACCTTCGCGGAGCAGCTTGCGGCGAAGAATCAGGCGTTGCAGGAACAGCAGTATGCGGACAGTCAGATGCGCTACACGCAGCAGACGGCCAACGCCATGCAGACTCAGATGCTTGCCCAAGAGGAGGCCAAGCGGGACCAGAAGTTGCAGGAGGAGGCGCAGGCCAAGCAGCTTGAACTTGCCGAGCGCAACATGAGGCTGAACGAGCAGGCGGCGGCAACCAAGGCAGCCGCAGCGGCGCAGCCCAAAGGCGGTGGCGGTGGCGGTGGCGGTGGTGGGGGCGGAAGGAAGAAGGGCGGCGCCGACACCTTTGCCAAGATGGACTCCAAGGGCTACAGCGGCCTCAACACTGAGGTCATGACGCCGGGTGAAGGTGTCCACGATCCCAAGAGCTACTTGGGCAGCAAGAGCACGCCGAAGCCTGGCGACTCGAAAGCGGGCGGATCCGGCGGCGGGATTGATGATTTGGGCTACAAGGACGGGCGGCCCTACAACAGCCGGACGGGTGAGTATTTGGATGGAAAGACGGGCGCCAAGACGGGGGCCAAGGGAGAGAGCACTTTCAACAAGAGCAACATTCCGAAGACGGCGGACGGCAAGCCGCTTTACACGCCGGAGGAGTGGGAGGCCATGAACGGCGGGACGGCATCTGCGGCGGCCGCTCAACCCAAAATGGTTCATGCCTACGGCAACAAGAACTCGAAGGTCATGGTTCGCGCCCGCGGCGACTACGCTTGATCCATGGCATCCATTGACGACCTGATGCGGGTTGCCGGCGGTGGCGCCTCGAACGACTCCAAGACGCTTCGGAGTCTGGTGGACCGCGGGTTGGCCAGCCGCAGCGCAGGGACGTTCACACCTACGGCGGCCGGCGAGAAAGAGATTCGCAGGGCTGAGACGGAGCAGAGGCGGGCGGCGTCTGAGACGCGGCGGTCACTGGCGGCGGCGGAGCGCGAGCAGCGGACCTTGGAGCGCGACCGGGAGAGGGCGAACAAGGAGGAGGCCGGGAAGCTCAAGGGTGATGCGGTGGCATTCTTCACGCGGCCTGATGGCACGGTGGTTCCGATTACGGCGCCGAGCGGGGCGCCCATGCGCAAGTGGGGCAAGACGAACACCATGTTCGACCCTGTGACTGGCAAGGCGTATGTGCGGGACGACAACGGCAAGCTGATCGAGCAGGATCCGGCGACCACGGGAGAGACGGTGGAGAAGGACGGGCATATCTACAAGGTGGTGCCTGGCATGGCGTGGAAGTGGGCGGGGTATGCGCCGGATGCGAAGTTGAAGCCGGACGCCGAGTTGAAAGAGAACTTGGCCGAGCGGACGCGGGTATTGAAGCAGGAGGCGGCGGCGGCCACGGGTGCGTTGAGCCTGATTGGGAAGGACATTGCCAGCGACCGGGCGCGCATCAAAGACATTGACCGGAAGTTGGAAGACATCCGGGTGGACGGGGCGCAGCGGGAGGCGTTGGAGCAGGAGAAGGCGCAGCTTGAGGGGGTGGTGGCGGCGAAGGTCGAGAAGCAGGCCATGGCCGAGTTGGATGCCTATCGGGCCAAGGCGGAAGTCAGCTATCAAGCGGCGTGGAAGGAGCAGCTTTTGAAGGACAGCGCGGCGGACAAGGCCAAGCTCATCTACAAGGAGACGGAGACGTTGCCGAACACGGGGCGGATGCCGGAGAGGACGGCGGCGGTGCAGGGCTACATTTCGGACTTGGCGTTGACGCTGGCGGGGGTGGAGCCGTCGAACAGTCCGATTCGGCCGGCGGCGCCGGACCTGATGGAGACGCTTTGGAACGAGTTTCAGGCGAAGGACGCGGCGGTGGGGGCGGCAATCGAGGAGGGATTCAAGGCGGCGGTGGACTCGATGGGGTCGGCCAAGAACGTCAATCAGTGGACGGCGGCCAAGATGAGCGGGCGGACCTCGGAGGCGGTGGCCAAGCTGTCCGCGGAGGCGCCGATTGCGTTGCCGGAGAAGGTGCGGAAGGCGACGGGCTACACGCATGCGCCGCCGGAGTGGTTCACGCCGGAGGCGATGGAGCGGCAATTGAACGCGAAGCTGGCGGGGCAGACGGACATTCAGGCGCCGCCGGGCTACAAGCTGGAGGGGGGCGTCCTCTACGCGACGAAAGAGACAAGCTCGAAGTTTTGGGGTGTGCCGTTGCCGTGGAGCAAGAAGACGGTGGACGAGCCCATCGGCAAGTTCAAGTTCGACAGATACGGGGTGGGGTATGTCGAGTTGGATCCGTTGGCGCAACAGTCACCGAGTTTCGCGGCGGGCAACTACTACCGGGGCATGCCGGAGTATGTGGGGATGCCGGCGGATTTTGCGGAGTCGTTCAAGAAGTCGGCCTATGGGAGCACGCCTTTGGTGCCCGAGGTTCGCAAGGAACTGGACGCGAAGGGTTGGGCGAAGGAGGCCGAGGCGGCTTGGGAGGGGCGGCGGTGGGACGCGGAGAGGTTGCGGGACGTGATGGATCAGTGGCAGGCGGCCACGGACGGGGAAAGGGCGGCCATCATCGCGCAGATTGACCCGCGGCAGGCTGGGGTTTCGGCTTCGGAGCGGCGCTTGGATGCGGCGTGGCTGCACAAGACGGGGCAGTTGAGCGCGCAGGACGCGAGGATGTTGTTGAAGACGGCCTACGGGACCGAGCCGGGGATGGGGTCGGTCGAGGATGCTTTCAATGCGTGGGCGAAGACGGGGACGAGTGACGCGGCCGAGCGGTATCGGAAGGCGCAGGCGGAGAATCCGGCGATGAGCCCGTGGAAAGCCGCATTGGTCAGGGCGGCGGGTGAAGCATTTGCTTCGATGGGTGGGCGCATGGTGGCAGAAGCGGTGTTGACCGAGCCGGAGCGCATTGCGGCGGTCAACGACTATGCGGCGCGGGAGGCTTTCATGGCCGAGTATGCGCAGGAGGCGCGGCGGAAGGTGGATTTCAACTTGCCGGCGTTCATTGCGGCGCGGGACAGGCTGCTTGGAGACGAGAGTTTTGCGGGGCAGGCCAAGAACTGGCTCAACGGGACGTTGCAGAACGCCTATGGTTCCTCTGTGGGTGTGATGGTTGGTGCGGGGAAGCTGATGGGCGACGACATTGCGCAGAAGTATGGGTTCAGCCCGCTTTTGAGTGATGCGGAACGCGAGTTGATCGGGGCGCAGACGATTGCGTGGCAGAACAATTTCAACCGGGCGCTGAAAGACCGGATGCCTGACAGTGTGGGCGAGGCGTTGCTGATGGCGCTGCCGTCGAGCTATCTGTGGAACTTAGGTGGGGTGCGGGATAAGATGTGGAGCGGAGAGGCTGGGAGTGCGCTCAAGAAGGAAATCGAGGCATTGAAGCGGGGGCTGCATAGCGGGGTGATGACCGAGCCCGAGTTGCGTGCGGCGGCGGGGCGGATCAAGACGGCGCTGGACAACTACCATTCGCTTGTTGGGGGCGGGCGGTTCACATGGGAGAACGACTTGCTCAACCCGCGGAGCAAGATGGGGCAGGCGTTGGCGGCCTACCAGCAGACGTTGAGCCCGAGTTATTGGGCGGCGTTTGAGGCGGCGGCGCTCAACAGCCAGTTCGACTTGGAGATTCAGCACAAGGCGATGGAATACGCCTCGCAGAACAACACCATTGCGGAGTCGTCATTCTTTGGGCCGTTGCAGCAGGCGTTTTACGGTGGGCAGGTGGCGCCGATGCAGGAAATGGGCATTGAGATTGCCAGTCAGTTGGTGGGCGTGGGCGCGGGCAAGTTGCTGACCTTGGGCAAGTGGATGGGGAGCGCGGAGCGCCTGGGGCTGACGCTGAACCGTGCGGGGCGGGAGATTTCGCGGCTGGACGGGTTGGCGGAGAAGTTTTTCAAGCTGGGGAAGGTCGAGCGGCCGATTGGCGGAACGCTGACGGTCGGGCAGCAGGCGCGCAATTTGGGCGTGGATTTCTCGAAGCAGCTTTGGGCGAGCGCGGGCGGTGAGGCAATGGAGGAAGGTGTTGCGGCATTTGGTCAGAGCGGGGCGACTTTTGGGGACGCGGTGGCGCAAGCGTTCGCGGGATTCATTGGTGGCGTTGGCATGACCGGGCCGCACGCGGCGGTCGGCTGGGCGGCGGCGCAATACGACATCGGGAAGATGCGCAAGGCGCAGGAGAAGGCGCTGAAACAGTGGGTCGAGGACCACAACACGCGCTATCCCGAGGAGCCGATTACCTACGAGCAGGCCAAGACCATGCAGGAGTATCAGAATCCGCAGATGGTGGCGGATTTGAAGGGGCGGCTGGCGGCGGTGGTCGAGAAAGACGCGGAGTTGGCGCGGAAGTTGAAGACGTTGCCGCCGGTGGTGTGGCAAGCGGCTGGGAACGGGCCGGCGCAACAGGTGGTCAATCCCGAGATTTCGGCGGCGGCTGGGCAGCGGCAGGCGTTGATGGTCGAATATGCGAGCATCCTGGCCGACATGGCGGGCATTGGGGAGGGTGCGCGGCGTGCGGTGAACGAGTTGGGCGGGGTGGCTGATGGCGACCGCGAGGCGATTGACGCGGCCATTCGCATGGTGAGCTTGACGCCTTTGACGCCGACGCAGGAGCAGGCGCTTCTGAACGTGGGGGCGTATGTGCGCGGGAATCGGATCATTGTGCCGGATTCCTTCCGGGCGAAGGTGGCGAAGGTGGCGCCGGAGACGGCGAAGGTGTATTTCGGGAAGACCGAGGCGGATCAGTTGGCCGAGGCGGCGGCGGACGGCATGGTTGCGGCGCCTCCGGTGGTTCCGCAGCAGGCTCCGCAGCAGCAGCAAGCGCAGGCTCCGGTTGCTCCGGCGAAGGGGAAGAAGCCCGCCGCGGAGAAGAAGCAGCCCGTTCCGGTGGTGCAGCAGGCCGCGCCGCAGACTCAGCAGGCGGTTACTCCGCCGGTGGTGGCGCCTCCGGTCACTACGCAGGCGGGCCAGCAGGGCGGCGAGGAGGGTCCGGCGGCGGCTCCGGTGAAGGGTGGCGCGGCGGCTGGCGGGCCTGGGACGTGGCGGGCGCGCATCATTTTCACACCCAAGGGGAGTAAGCGCCCGGTGACGGTGACGCAAAGCGGGCAGGCGTCGAGCCGGGAGGCCGCGGAAAGGCTTTTCGGGGCGCGGGTGAAGTCCTTGCAGCGCGGGGCGGACGGAGAAGTCGTCATTGAAGAGATCCAAGCGCCGGAGAGTGCGCAACCTGTCGAAGCGGTCAACACGACACCGGAACCTGTTCAGGAAACGGCGGAAAGTGGACAGGTGGCACCGGTCGAGGCACCCGCAACTACTAATCAGCAGGAAACTGGCAGCAAATTGTTAGAAGCGCCGGCTGAACCAATGGCACCGGCGGAAGGCTTCGATTCTGAGAAGTGGAATCAGGAGCGCGACGACCGGATCAAGGCTTCCAAGGCGGCTGGCAACGAGCACTTGGACGACCAGAAGCGGTTTGTCGAAAACTCGCGGGGCAGGACGATTTACAACGTCCACGATCCGAAAGAGCGCGGGGTGATTCGCACGGTGGACAACCGGGGCAACGTCTATATCAAGTGGAAGGACAAATACTCCGCGGAGAAGAACCTTGCGACCAACGGGCAGACGTTTTTGATGCCCACGGACCTGAAGGACTACGTTTTTGCTCCGGCGACACAGGAGGCAAAGCCCGCGCCGAAAGCCAAGAAGCCGAAGGCGGCGCCCAAGGCCAAGAAGGCGGCGGCAAAATCTCAGAAAGTCACGGTTGGTATTGGTGACATGGTGCTTGTCCCCGGCGTTGGCTCTATTCGTCCGCAGCAGATGGGCCAAGTAGTTGGGTTTACCAACGGTGACTCCATGGCGGTGGTGAATCTTCGCAACGGCGAGACGGTCAACTTGCTGGCTTCAGGGCTGAAAAAAGTTGGTCTTCCGGCTTACACGGAGGGTGTTCCATCTGTCTTTACCGAGCCCGTGAACGGCAATACCGCGGTGCGCATGTTTGGCGCGGCGGTTCCCGAGGCGTTCAGTGGAAAGCTGCCGCTCAAGGTGGTGGCCACGGATCGCCTGCACGTCAACAAACAGTGGACGCAAGTGGTGACGGCGGAGCAGTTGGCCAAGATGGGGGCGGCGCAGCGCGGCTCTTTTGCTCCGATGCCAAACGGAGGCATGGTGTATTTCCGCGGCACGGTCTATGTGGACCGGGCGACACTGGCGCAGAACTTGGCCGGGTTACAGCCTGGGCAACGCGAGGCCAAGATTCGGGCGACATGGCGCGAGGAGGTCTTGCACGGGGCCACGGCCAACGTGCGGTCGGCGGAAGAACTGGCGGCCGACTGGAAGGCATTGCCCGAGGAGGCGCAACGGCAAGTGGTCATGGCCTACCACGCCGCAGAGTTGACCAAGAACGGGGGCGACTGGAAGGCGGCGGCGGCGACCATGCCGGACGCGGTTCTCGGCATGGAGTTCTGGCGCATGTATCTGTCCGCGAAGCTGGACGGCGCGACCAACGAGCAAGTGGGCATGGCGCAGACCGTGGACGCGGTGACGGCGAGCAATCCGGGGCTGGCGGCGCGAATCGCGGAAGTGCTTCGGGACGTGGCGCGGTGGTTGCGCGACGAGCTTCTTGGAACGCTGGACTCGGAGAAGCGGGCGGAGTTCGAGGGTGTGGCGGCGGCTATCGAGGCCGAGGTTGCGCGGTTGGAGGCGGCGGGGAGGCCGGCGGAGCCCGCAAAGGCCGAGGCAGCGGAAGCCCCGGCCGCCGGTGATTACGTCCGCTCTTTGGAGATCGAGAGAGCTTTCAACTTGAGTTCTGACGAGGCGGCGGTTCTGAACCTTGCGATTGATGCGGTGGAAGCCGCGCCGGGCAAGTGGACGACTCTTGCGGAGGGGATTCAGAAAGAGGCGTTGCGCTTGGCCTCTCCGCAGAAGTCTATCCGGTTGAGCAGGGTGTCCGATTTGGGCATTGCCAAGAAGATTGCGGAGAAATACTTGCCGGCGGCGGTTGACCAAAAGCCGGCAGACGCAGACGCCGAACTTGAGGCGTTGTTCGCGGACTTCGAGAAGTTCTTGCCTCCGGCTGGCGCGGCTCCGGTGCCCATGGCGCAGCGCGGACAGTTGAAGAACGCGGTGCGCGCCATTCACGGCGAGGCGCTAAAACAGCGCGACGGATTTCTTGCCGACTTGGTGGATGCGGCACGTCAGGCGGGTGCAAGGCCGTATCGGGAACAGTTCAGGAACGCGGTCAAGAAGCTGGGAACGGCCGTGTCGAAAATTGACCGCTCGCCCAAGATTCCAAGCGACTTGTTGCGGGCCACGGTGGAGGCTCCGGCGGGCGGGCCGGGGCCGGCGCGACAAGTGGCAGCGCGGTTTATCCGGGCGATGGAGGCCAAGGGTTACACGGTCTATTCGCCGGGCGGGGTGGCGGGCATCTACGACAGGCACGCCGACCCCGCATCTGCCTATAAGGACATCAACCTGAAGTTTGTCAAAGATGGGGAAGGATTAGACCCCATCGTGAAAGAGGTTTTGGTGATTCAGCCGGCAATGCTGAAAGCCAAGTCTGCCATTCATAAGTGGTATGACATTTGGCGGGATGCCGTAAACAAGCTGAAAACCGAGTCGGACGACGCAAGAAGCACCGCCTTGTTGAAAACGGCGCGCCGAGCCGATTACAAGGTCACTCAGCTTGCGGAAGCGGCGGCCAACCTGGATTCAACTGCATCCATGAAGGCGCGAGCCTTGGGAGCCCAAGCGGAAAGTTCCGTCCAATCATCCCCACCCATTTCGTTGACATCCTTCGGGAAGTCGGGGGGCTCAGGGAAGTTGGAATCCGCCACCGAGAGGGCTTTCGCGTTCGTTTCGTCGTTACCCATACAAGAAGACACTACCGCCGAGGGGTCCGACCGCCAACCGATTATTTCGGAAAACAACATTTTCGACTACGCGGGCGATGTGGACGCGAGCCGGCTGGCGCAATACCCGGATGCCATCAAAGAGGCGTTTGCCTATGACAAGTGGGATTTGGTAGACGGCCGGGTGCGCGTGGTGCCGCTTTCGAGCCTCATCAGCCGCAAGAACGAGTTGCAGGATGCAAGGTTCTTGGCCGGGTTGAAGCCCGACCCGCGGCAAACGGCCATCAAGGGCATGCTGAAGAACATCGAGGGCGACCCGACCGGCAAGAAGCGGGCGCCGCTGGATGTTTCGGACAACGGAGACGGCACGTTCACGATTATTGACGGCAACGCCACGGCACAGGCGGCGATGCTGGCCGGGTGGACGAAGATTCCCGTGCGCGTGGTGGAGGGTGTGGCGGCGGCATCGGCGCCGACCCCGATTGCGGCCGTTGCAGACACGCCCGAGGCCATTTCGGCCATGTCTCGGCTGGCTAACGGGCTTTGGAGTCGCGGGGTGAACACGCCGGAAGCCTTGGCGCGGACATTGGTGGAACGGTTCCCCGGCCGGATCAGCCCGAAGACGCTTTCTCAAGTGTGGGCCAACGGCAGCAACAGTGACCCGGACCAGCAAGTGAAGTGGTCGGAGGTCTATGCGGGGGCGACCGCGCCGGCGGAAAAGCCGGAGGCGCCAACGAACGAGGGCACCGACACCATTGCGCCCAAGGAAGCGGTTGACGATGATTTGGCCGCCAGTAGTATCAAGGAGGACACTGACAATGAGCGCGACACTTCAAAGCCCGCCGCTGGACGCCGAGGACGCAAGGCTTCTTCTCGGAGAGCTAACCCCGGAAGAGCGGACGGGACTTCGAGCGGGGCCGGATTGGGAGACTTGCTTTCTGGCTTGGTTGGACAGCGCAAGGCCGAGCGCAATTCGGGAGTGGCTCGCAGACGAAAGAGAAAGCTTTCTCCGGTGGATGGACGCGAAGGCACACGCGCTGATAGTGGCAACGATGTTGCACAACCGGGAGGAAGTGGAAGTTCTCAAGGAACTGCTCCCGATGTGGGAGACGCCGGAAATGGAGGACGAGGAAATCGAGGCGGAAACACCTCTGACACGGGCGGAACGCAAGAGCGCCCTGCAACTTCTGGAGAGCCTAGCGTAAGGGAACGCCCGCCGGTTGGCAGCCCCGACCGGAACCACGTCATTGAGCGCGGCGCCGAACTGGCTCCGCGGGGCGCCATTTCCAAGATCAAGGCCAACATCCGGGCCATCGAGATTGTCAAAGCCATGGCCGCCGAGGGCCGGCAGGCCACGGCGGAGGAGAAAGCCGAATTGGTGCAGTTCTCCGGCTGGGGCGCGGTGCCGCAAGTCTTCGATGATGAAAAGGCGGACGAGATTGCCGGCGGCGCCATCACGCGGTATCGGGAAACGGCCAAGGACTACCGCGAGCGTGGCAGTTCATGGGGCGGATCGAGCTACTGGAACGACCTTGCCGAGAAAGAGGAGCAGGAGGCCGAAAAGCTGGAAAGCTGGCAAAAACAGTGGGGCAAGTATCACAACTCCCTCAAGAGTCTCCTGACCGATGCGGAGTATCGCGGCGCCAAGCGCAGCACGATCAACGCGCACTACACCAGCACGCCGATTGTGGCCGCCATGTGGGACATTGCGGAGAGGTTGGGCTTCAAAGGCGGCAACGTCTTGGAGCCTGGCGCCGGCATTGGGCATTTCTTCGGGCTCATGCCGGAGAGCTTGGCCGACCGCAGCCGACTTTTCGGCGTCGAGTTGGAGCCTCTGACCGCGCAAATCCTCAAGGCGCTCTATCCCGAAGCGGACATTCAGAACGCGGGGTTCCAGAACGCCGACATTGCGGACAACTCCATTGACCTGGCTATCAGCAACGTGCCGTTCGCCAACGTGAAGGTGGCGGATCGAGCGATGGAGGCCATGGGCGGGCCGGTGGAAAACCTGCACGACTACTTCTTTGGGAAGACCCTGACCAAGTTGAAGCCCGGCGGCGTGATGGTCTTCATCACGTCCGCCTTCACCATGGACAAGGGCAACTCGGAAATTCGGCGCTGGCTGGCCGACCGTGCGGACATGGTGGCCGCCTACCGCTTGCCCAATGACGCCTTCAAGGCCAACGCGGGAACGGACGTGGTGACGGACATCATTGTGCTTCGCAAGAAAGACGGCCGGCCGTTCGAGGGCGCGCAGGACTTTATCACCTTGGGCGATTCCACAACCCACAAGGGCGACCCGATTCGCGTCAACGGCTACTTTGCGCGCAACCCCGGCAACGTCTTGGGGCTTCTGGCCGACGATGGCGAAATGTTCGCCGGGCGCGAGGACGGCAAAAAGGAAATGACGGTCCACGGCGACCCGAACCGGCCGCCGGAAATTACGCTGGCGCAAGCCCTTCCTTTGCTGCCGGAGAACGTCTTTGGAAGCGATGCCTCCACTTCGGACGCCCGCACCTACGCGGGGGTGGTCAAGATGGGGAACATTGTCGAGACGGACGGCAAGTTCTACTTCCACGGGCAGGAGGCGCCGGACGCCGACCTGAACAACCCGAAGAACGCGCCGCGGGTGCGCGCCTTCTTGGAAGTGCGGGACGCGCTGAACGGTCAATACGACTTGGAGCTTTCCGAGAGCGCCACGGACGAGGAGATCGAGGAGAACCGGAAGGCGCTGAACGAAACCTACGATGCCTTTGTGAAAAAGCACGGTCAGATGCACGACCGGAAGAACAAGGCGCTTTTCGTGGACGACCCTGATTATTTCCGGCTGGCGGGCGCCGAGGTTGAAAAGGGCCGCGACAAAGGCATTGCCGCCGCGGTGAAGGACATTGCCAAGTCGCTTCGAGGCAAGACCGAATACACCAAGGCGGACATCTTCCGTAAGCGAGTGCTGGCGCCGCGCAACGAGCCGACCACCGCTGACAGCCTGGAGGATGCTTTCGGAATCTCCTTGGGGTGGCGCGGGCGCGTGGACACTTCTTTCATTGCTTCTCTGACGGGCAGCACGCCGGAGCAAGTCGAGCGCGCTTTGGTGGAGCGTCAGATTGCCGTCCGCGACCCGGACACGGGGCAAATCCTCACGCGGGAGCAATACCTCTCTGGCAACGTGCGCGAAAAGCTGGAGGTTGCCCAAAACAGCGGACCGGACTACGAGCGCAACGTCCGACTGTTGGAGGCCGTGCAGCCGGAAAGGGTGGGCACGGAGGACATTCTTTTCTCCATCGGCGCAACATGGGTTCCGGCCGAGATCTACGAGCGGTTCTTGAGAAGCCTTGGCTACGTTGGCGCCAAGCTGACCTACATGACCGGCAAAGATGGCGCGACCGCCGACCGGTGGACGGTGGACATGAAAGACTCGCACCGTTCAGGGGACGGGGCTGCCGCATTTGAAACGCGGTGGTTGAGCGTGCCGGAAATGATGGATTCGCTTCTGAACTTCCGGCGAATCGAGATTTCGAACAGGGACGAGAACGGCAAGAAGACAGTGGACGATGCGGCCACGGCGGCAAGCCGGGAGGCGGCCACCAAGCTCAACGCGCACTTCATCCAGTGGGCTCGAACCTCGGAAAGCGTTTCGCAGGAGTTGGCTGACATTTACAACAAGGAAGTCAACGCGCACGCGCAGCGCAACTATGACGGACAATTCCTGCAATTCCCTTGGGCCAACAAGGATTTCGACATCTACCCCGACAAAAAGAACACCATTTGGCGGGCGATTCAGGAGGGCTTTGGACTGATTGCGCACGGTGTTGGTGGCGGCAAGACCATCATCGGCAGCGCCATCGCGCTCGAAATGCGCCGCCTGGGCATGGCGAAGAAGCCCATGATCGTGGTTCACAACGCCACGCTGGAAGGCTTTGCCAAGGAGATTGCCCGCATGGCACCGACCGCTCGCGTGCTGGTCGGCCGCAAAGACGAGCTTACCGGCGACAAGCGGCGCGAGTTCCTGATGCGCATTGCGGCCGGCGATTGGGACGCCGTGGTAATCGCGCACTCTACCTTTGGACTCATCGAGGACGATCCCGAAGTCGAGATTGCGCACATGACGAGCCTCATTGACGAAATGTTGGATTCGCTTCGCGCCCAAGGGTTCGACAGCTTGGAAGAAGCGAAGGCGATGCGCCGGAAGCCGCCGACCGTCAAGAACTTGGTCAAGCAGATCGAGCGGTTGGAAACGGCCATCACCAAGGCATCCGAGCGCCAAACGGACACCGGACTTCTGAACTTCCAACAGCTTGGGGTGGACGCCCTGATTGTGGACGAAGTGCATCAGTTCAAGAAGATGCCGTTCTCAACCAAGCTCGAAGCCAAGGGCATTGACGGTTCTTTCTCGAAGCGCGGCTACTCACTGTTCATGCGGGCGCGCTACATTCAGGAGCGCATGGGCGGGAAGAACGTCTTCACCATGACCGGCACGCCCGTCACGAACACCTTGGGCGAGATTTGGAACATGGTGCGGCTGGTGGCGCCGCGTCTGTTGCAGGAATACGGGGTGACGCACTTCGACCAATTCGTCAGCAAGTTCGCCCGCGTGGCGACCGCTTCCGAAATGACTCCCGGCGGCGACTACAAAGAGGTTCAGCGTCTCTCCGAGGTTATCAACATCCCCGAGTGGGCGACTTTCCTGCGGCTGGCCGCCGATGTGAAACTTGGCGAGGACTTGGTTGTGAAAGACCGCCCCGGCATCAAGGGCGGAAAGCCGCAGTTGGTGACGGTCAACCGCACAAGCGCGGTGGCTCAATGGGTGCAGTATATCCGCCGCGTTCTGGACGCCTACGGCGACCTTGGGGCCGACGACTTTGCCAACAACCCGAGCCTGACCGCCGTTCCCATGCAAGCGTTCATGGCCAGCAGGGCGGCGGCGGTGGACATCCGGCTTGTGGAGCCTCGCGCCAAGGACGAGCCCAACAGCAAGGTCAACGTCATGCTGGACCGCGCCATGGAGCTTTACCAGCAGACGAAGGACTACAAGGGCACGCAGGTAATTTTCGGGGACATCTTCAACAACGCCAAGATTGACCTCTTTCGAGCGGTGGCGGGGACATTTCGGTTGCCGCTGGATCCCGAAAAGAGTGAGGGGACCACGTTCAACCTCTACGACGACATTAGGGCGAAGCTGATTGCCCGCGGCGTGCCGGCCGAACAGATCGCCGTTATCACCGATAAGAAGTGGGACAACGACAAGAAGAAGCAGCAGCTTTTCGACATGGTGAACGATGGAACCATCCGGTTTGTGATTGGTTCCACGCAAAAGCTAGGCACCGGCGTCAACATGCAGCGCCGCATGATTGCCGCTCACCATCTGGACGTGCCTTGGACGCCGGCGGAACTGGAGCAGCGGGACGGGCGCGTGTTCCGGCAAGGCAACATCCACGGCGAAATGGGTGTGGACGTGGAGCTTTGGCGCTACGGCATGAAGGACACCTTGGACGCGGCCTTGTGGCAGAAACTCGAAACCAAGCAGCGGTTCACGACCATGGCGCTTTCGGGCAAGGTGACAGGGCGTTCACTGGAGGAGGCCGACGAGGTTATGACCCTGGCCGAACAGCGCGCCGTGCTTTCCGGTCCATTCGGTCAGCGCATGTTTGAAATTGGCATGCGCCTGAAAGAACTGGACGCCTCGCGGGAAGGGCATGAACGCGAGGCATCTTCACGCCGATGGGGCAAGGAATATGCGGCCAAGACTCTCAGCCGCGAAGTGAAACGCGCCGAGCGGAACGAGCCGGCCATGGTGGAAATGGAAGCCCTCGGGCGCGCTATCACGGCTGATGGGATTCAAATCACCGTAGGCGGGCAGGCGTTCGAGACACGCACGGCGGCGGCGGAGGCCATCACGGAGGCGCTGCGCGTTCCCATGGCCGACCTGAATCCGGTCGGCGGAACCTCGCAGCAGTTGCCGCCTGTGACCAACATTGCGGTCAACGGTGTGCCGATCCGGCTTCACGTCGAGTTGAGCGAGAAGACCACTGACCAAGGCGAAGGGTTCGAGGAGCGATATATCACGCAGCTTGTTCCGTCCTACCGCCTGCAAACCGCGCTGGATCAAGACCCCAACCTGAACTTTGGGCGCGTGACCAGCGCCGCGACCTTGTATTCGCGGCTGGAGGAGCTTTCGGAAACCGTTGTTTCGCGCCGCGCAGAGGCGGCCAACATCATTGCCAACCAGCAGAAGATTTTGGACCGGGCGGACATGGACACATGGCCGTATCAGGAGGAATACGACCGGTTGAAAGCCGAACTGGCGGACCTGACAGAGAAAGAGGCAAGCCGACTTGCGGCCGAAGCGGAAGCCGGAAGGGCCGCCGCCGAAGACGAGGACGAGTCTGTTCCGCCCGCCGCCTCGGCGCCTCCGGTGGCCATGCGCGACTACATGGAGCGGCAAGCGGGTTGGTTGCTTGAACAGGCGCGGCTCCGCGGGTATGCTGATTTCGATGAGTTCTTCGCCCAAGACAACGAAGCCGCAACGCGGCTCATGGACCTCTGGAGCGAAACCCACCGTCGCCCAATCGGCGGTAATGTTTCTGGCGCGGAGGCTGGCCAAGACGAAGCCGAGCGCCGGCGCCGTGTCGAAGCCCTGACTTCGGACAACCTGGGGTTGGCGACCTACTTCGCGGAGAAGTATTCCAACATCCCGAATGTCGAGTTTGACGACCGCTTGCAGGCGGCGCGGCTGGGTTTGGTTCTGGCGGCCGAGACGTTTGACGAGGCCCGCGGGGTGCCTTTTGGGGCGTATGCCTCGCGGATCATCAAGAACGAGTTGAACGGCATGTTCCGCAGCGCGGTGGGCGCGGCTCGCCGGCGCGGCGGGGAACTGGACGCGCCCATGGGGCAGGACGGCGGCACGACCGGGAAAGACAACGTGCGGGCGCCCGAAAGCGCCCGTGTGAGCGCGGAAGACTTGGCGACCGTCAGGGAAATCGTAGGCACGCTTCCGGCGCGTCCGCGGCGCGTGTGGGAGGCTTTGTCTGCCGGCCGGTCCATGCGGGACATCGGGGCGGAGGAAGGCATTACCGGCGCCATGGTTCACAAGATCGCCAAGGCCACGCGCAACACGCTTCGGGCCGAGCTTCGCCGGCGCGGCATTGAATCGGTGGACGATGTGTTTCCGGCGGTGCGCGAAGAGTTTCCCGACCGTTCGGCCGAACGCCGCGCCGACATGCAGGACGAGGAGGCGGACAAGGCCGCGGAAGGGGTGGCGGTGGCCGCCGCGTCCGCCCCGCGGGTGGAACAGGTGCAAGCGTCCATTGACCATGACGCGGAAATGGTGGCGGCCTATCGGGCACAGACGGCCAGCAGCCGGACGTTTGCCGGCGCCATTTCGGACGCCGAGAACCTTGCGCGCATGGCGACCGACCCGAAGGAGTTCTACGCGACCATGCTCCGCGGGCGCCTGGACAAGCTGGAGTTCTACGCTCCGGGGGCAAAGGAGGCGATTTTGGACAACAGGCGCAACGAGGCGCTGGTTGCCGCGACCATCAACGGCATGATGGAGCAGATGCGCGACGACATCACCCGCGCCTTTGGCTATCCCAAGTTCTGGCAGAAGAACAAGAAGCGGTTGCAGGGGTTCTTGGATGAAATCCTACCCGTGGCGGCCCGCCTCGAAGTCGAAAGGATTGACGACGAGGGGCAGTTTGTCTTTCGGACGTTCAACATGCGCGCCGGCACCATGTCGGAATACAAGGCGCGGGCCATGCAGTTGCGCGAGGGTGATACGGTGCCGACCACGGAAGGCGTGTTCATCCTCGGGCCGAAGATCGAGGGCGGGCGGCATCTTCTGTTGCAGACCATCACCGCGGACGTGCAGCAGAAGATTTACGAGGACTTCCACGCGAGTTATCCAGAAGCGGCGCACTATCTGGACCGCTGGATCATGCCGGGCATGGAGGAAGCGCGCTACATGGGGCCGAACGGGACCATGACGGCGGAGTTCAACCGGCACGCCTTGCGCGACCTGTTCAATCAGTGGCCGCAGGAGTTGCGCGACCTTTTCGGCGCCATGCCGTTGGAGGACATGCCCTATGTCGAGGGCTACACTCCGGACGTGGCCGAGGCGAAAACGCTGGTGGCAGTAATCAGCAGCCTCCTGAACCGCTTCCGTTCCGGCGCCCGCAAGATCAAGGCCGGCGAGGCGCGGCGCTCCGGCAACATCAAGAACCTCTTTGACGGGTTCAGCATCCGGGCCATGGAGGCGCATCGGGAGAAGATCCGCGTCCTGACCCGCCAACGGCTCATCGAGGCGGCGGCCGTGCCTCTGGACAGCATTCCGCTGGAGGAGCGCGGGATGTTCGTTCCGGTGGATCAGACGTTCAATAAGCTCTTGGACGCCATCAAGCTCGCCAAGCGCCTGCATCCTGACGCTTTCCCGGCCATCACGGGCGCTTTGAGCCCGAAGGATGGGGCGGCCATGGCCAAGCTACTCGGAGACGCATTCCGACTCCGTGGGCGCGGCCTGATGATTCACAAGGAGGTCGAGCGCGAACTGATGCTTGGCGCCGTGCGTCAGGTGTCGAACAACATCATCACCAAGATTCTGGCGGGGCTTCTGGAGCGTTTGAACGCGGGGCTTCTGGCAACGCCCTTCACCACAATCACGAATTGGGCGAGCAACGAGCTTATCAAGGCCGTGCGCACGGGCAATCGGCTACTCTACGCCGTGTTGAGCTTGGCCGCCGGCGATGTGCGCGCCGCACGGTTGAGCGGGTGGGAGTTCGCTTATCTCCTTCGCGGGTTCATCACTGACCGCATGCCGAGCAGGCAAGGCCAGCGCATTGCCGCCATTGTGCCGCGGGAGTTGTTCGAGGATCAAACCGGCCTGGAGGCCATGGAGATTGACCCGACTATCTCTGTGAAACAGCAGTTGGCGCGGCTCAACGTGGGGGGCGCGTTCCTGCAAGGCGTCAACTACGGCGGCATTGACATCGGCCAGAAGCAGCAGATGGCATACGCGGCCTACCGGGCGCATGCGCAGGTTGCTTGGGCGGACGCCAAGCGCCGGGGCGAGATTCCCGCGGGGACCGACAAGAAGGCGTGGACGCGGAATTGGATGCAGACGGCGCCGGCGGATCTTCATCGGGACGTTTATCTGACGACCGTGCTCTACCTCATGGATTATCAGAACGTGCCGGCCTGGCTGGATCCGCAACAGTCCATGACCGCCACGGGGCAAATCTTCAAGCGGGCGCTCCTGCCGTTCGCCAAGTGGCCTTACAACATGGCGCGGCAGTTGAAGCGCCTGACCTTTGACGCGGCCCTGAACACCATCATGGCCGGCCGGACCAAGCAGCAGCGCATTGAGGGCATGGCCAATCTGGCGACCATGGCCGGCTTGGTGGCGCTGGGCGCCGCAATTGCCGGAGCGGACGACGACGACGACCCGATTTTGGGCGCCAGCTTGGACGAAGAAGGGCGCTTGCTGGATGCCGCCTTCCGCACGGCGAACCGCATCAACATTTCGCGGCTGGCGCGCATCATCTTCGCGCACGGCGCCATGCGGGACGTGGATTTCACCTTGGACGATGGTTCCGGCGAGTCGAAAGACTTGTGGTGGCGCTACCGGAATTACCCGTATCTCAAGGAGGCCATCATGCTCGGACTTTTCATGGTGGGGAAGACGGGCAAGGGCTTCGAGCAGTTGACCGACCTGTCGGGCGAATACGTCTCCATGGGCATCTTGTCGAAGCTGTCACCGTGGGCCATGTCTTCTTTCGATGAAGGCAAGAGCTACCCGTATCGGCTGGGCGAAGGCGCCTACGACCTCGCCACGGCTGGCATTGTGCCTCCGCCCTGGCGGCAGCTTGCCACGCGCATGGTGGATCCGGTGACGCGGCGCACGCGCAAGGTGGAGTCTCTTGGCTACGAGGCCGGCCCGCTGGACGCCATCCGCGTAAATACGCCGGGGCTCTCCAAGACGGTGCCGAGCACGGGCACGCGCAAGCAATCCGCCTTCGCGCCGTTCTCGGCTGAACAGTGGTTCAAGACGGAATCGAACTTCATCAAGAAAACCGGCTTTTCGCCGGAGGACAAGAGCGCCGCCATTGATGCCCTTCGCAAGCAGGCCGTGAAACTGAGCATGACCCCGCAGGAACAGGTTGAGTTCTTCCGCGCCGCGGGGCTGCCGGTCGAGAAGATGAACATGCGGGAAACCAGCATGACGCCCTCGGCGCAGAACATCCGCACCTTGGCCAGCTTGGGCGTGGGGCGCGAGAGTTTCGGCGTGACCGAGCGGACCAACAGGAAGACCGGCACGAAGACAACCATGCTTTCCATTCCCGATCCGGCCAGTGTGGGCTACCAGCCCCGAGGGTTGCAGGCGCTTCGATTCTTCGGAGGCGTCAACCTCATGGCCGTGCCCCGGCAGACGATTTATCGGGACGAAGACCTTGCCGAGTGATGTATTGTCGAAACGATTGACCACGCCATGAACTTCAAGCCGCAGCAACTCATTGAACTAGATCCGCCGCAGGCACCCTTGCGCGGTGACTTGATTCTGACCGGCGGACAAGAGCGCGCCTTGGTGGCGCACTTCATCGAGCGGCTGCGGGCGGCCAAGGCCAGCTACGGCCGAGACGGCTGGAAAGAGAAGCGCGAGAAGGCGATGCAGCACTACGGCAGCAACGTCAACGACCGCGCCGAGGCGGGGACCATCTTCGAGAAGTCGAACATGACGCTCAACCTGCCGAAGCGGTATGTCCGCATCACCAGCGCCCGCGTCTATGACGAGCTTCTGACGAGTTCCCCCATGCTTCGCGTGACCGTGGAGGGCAAAGACGACGATTGGGAGGACGCCCGCGTCATGGAGCGGTTTGCCGCCTACAAGCTGGAGGAAGCCAAGATTCGGTCAGTGTTGCGCCAATCGGAAACCCTGGCCGCCATCCGGGGCGAGTGCGTGGTGAAGACGACATGGAAGCGCAGCGTGCAACGGTATTGGAGAACCACGGAGGTTCTGATTGCGCCCAACGGCCGGCCCGTGGTGGCGAAGGACGGCAACCTTGTCACCAAGCGGGATGCCTTCGAGCGGCGTGAGGACGGGAGTTTCTTCTTGGCACGCGACCCAAGCGTGAAGATCCCTGAAAAGCCGGTGTGGCAGACCATGCGCGTGCCCATGCAGCGCGTGCTTTTCAGTGGGCTCGAAGCCTGTCCGATCAGTCACCACGACTTCTATTGCGCCACGACTGAGCCTTGCATCCATCTGTCCGACTTCTGCGGGTTGCGGGTGGACTTGGAGATTGACGAAGTGGAGGCCATGCTTGCCGGCATTGAGACGCCCGAGACGGACTTGTTCCTGTCGAAGTTGCGCAACCGGCCGGATTCAGGGGACGCCCGAGACGGAGCGGAGAAAGAGAAGCCGGACGAGTGGCGAGGGGAGACGCCCCGGCATCTGGACGCCCTGCCAAAGTTTGCCTTCGCGGAGGTCTATGCCCGCGTGGTGGTGGATCCAGACGGCCGCGCCGACGAGATTGCGGCGCTGGTGGACTTGGAGAACGAGCAACTTCTGACCTACGACTACCTGGACAACATCAGCCCCACCGGCCGCCGGCCGCTCCGGGTTGTCCGCATGGAGCCCGTTCCGCACCGGTGGTATGGCACGGGGTTCTACGAGCTTTTCTCCGACCGGCACCGGTTCTGTGACCTGTTCCTGAACCGCGTCAACCTGGCCGCCTCCCTGTCGGGCAACATCAAGATCGAGAACCCGAACGCCACCGAGGAGGGGCTTGCCGGTGAACCGATTGAGTTTGGCACGCCCAAGACCTATCGGCTCCGCGATGGCTACACGCCGGACGATGTGTTGAAGGTGATTCCTATCCCGAACGACTCCGCGCCAAGCGAGAACCTTCTGAACATGCTCATGCAGGTTACTCAGTTGGAGGCTGGCGTTGTCTCGGCCGGCGACCACGGCATGGCCGGGCTTCCGGCCGCGGGCCTCGCCACGGGAATCAAGAGCTTGGACCGCGTGGCCAACGTGCTCTTGAAGAACATCCTGTTCGATTTCGTCACCGGCTTTGAGGAAATCTTGCACGACGCCGTTGCCCTCATCCTAACAAACTACGAGGAGGACGAGGCGGCGCGGCTCATGGGGACCGAGAAAGCCACCTTGCTTGCCAAGTATCGGGACATCACGCAGCTACCCTACCGGTGCAAGCTCCAGCTTTCGGCCAGCAAGGACGCCGATGTGATTCTGGCCGAGTTCCTGACCTTCCCGCCGGACATCCGGCAACGCCTCTTGCCCGTTGTGACCAAGATTCTCACCGTCATGGGCATTGAGGACGTGGACAAGGCGTTGCAGGAAGTCGCGCAGGCGCCGCTTGCCCTGCCGCCTGGCGATGGCTACCAGCCCGGAGCGCAGCCGCAGGCGCCGGACACCCGCCTCTCGCAAGGCGCCTCACAAGCCTTGGCGCAGGCCGGAAAGCCGCCCGTGGTAGCCGAGGCGCAACAGGTGGGCGACAGTGACACCCTGCCGGTCAATGCCGTTATCCAATGAAGCCCAACGACCTCACCAAGCAGATCGAAACGCTCGAAGCCCTGAAACGCCTCGCGGCGGATCCGGTGTTCCAAGAGCACGTCCAGAAGCCGATAGAGGCGTTCGTGAAGAAGGCGCACGCCGATCTTGTGCGGCTGGACATTACCGGCCCCAACCTCGAAACCGTTCGCGCCGGCTATGTGACCGCCCTGTCTTTCGCCAATGCCGTTCCCGAGAAGATCGCGGCCTTGGAAGCCGTGATTCACCGGAAGCAGGAGGAGGCGCCGTAGCACGTTGCCGAAAGGATTGACAACGACCACAATCAGAGTAACCACTGAACCCACCATGAAAACGCCCTACAAAACCCTCGCCGTTCTCGCCCTTCTCACTGTCGCCGTCGCCCTTGTGATTGCGCAACCGGCGCCCGACCAAAGCATCAAGCAGACCGCGTTCTACCAGCAAGTGATGGAATCACTTCAAGTGGCGGGGCTTGCAAATCCTCCGCTCTATCCTGACGGCAGTGGCACGGTTCAGGGCTGGACGAATACCAACGCGCTCACTTTCACAAACGACCTTGTTTTGCAAAAAGCCATCGGCGGCGGCGTGTGGATTGATTTTCCCAACGGCCTATTTTCTGGAGATTGGGCAATGGCTGGCGAGTTGCTTTTTGAGACGGCCCCGCAGTTTGGGGGAGTTGCTCCCACCACCCGCTCCAACCTTTTCGGCACCGCCGGCCGCACGACGAACTTCCAGTTTGTCCACATGGGAAGCGGCACCAACCGTCTGACCAACACGCTGGTTTTCAGCAACGGCGCACTCCACGCGATTACCTCTCCGTAACAGCCATGCCGCTACCCAACGACCAAATTGCGCAGCGCGTAGCCTTGGCGCACTCGGGAGGACCGATCAGCCAAGGGAACTACGAGCCTTCGCCCTTGCTGGTGGACAGAAGCACGGGGCGCTTGATGGTGCAGACGGATGGATTTTTGCGGCCGGCGCACGACTACCGCTCCTTCGAGTATGACATTGCCAAGAACGTCAAGGAAATCACCTACCGCCTGGGCGGCGCCTCCGGCGTAATCGTGGGCGTCGAAACCCTCACCTATGACGGGGACGGCGATGTGCTCACCCAAAGCATTGTGCTGACGTGACCAAGAACTTCCATGGGCAAATACAGATTCAATTCTTTCACGGGCGACTTCGACCGAGTAGGCGACTCGGCCGGCGCCTATGTGGATGGAGAAGTGGAATACCATTACGACTTGCCCGTGACCGTGGGCACGCCCGCGGTGGATTCTGCCTACTTGGTGCGCAAGTCGTCCGGCATCCCGTTTGTGAGTCGGAAGCCGGCCGGCATTTGGGTTCGGGAACTGAACAACGGCGACCTGGACGACTGGAACTATGCTGGAGTGTTCTCGGACCTGTTGCGGGACTCCAACTTCCGCATCATCAACAACGCGGACATCACGAAGGAGTTGGCGTTCGATGCCTCGGGGATCGCCACGGGGACCACTCGCACGGTGAGCGCGCCGGACAATTCGGGGATGCTGGTTCTCTCTGGCGCGAGTCTGAATCCGGCGACACTCAATCAAGTTGCCGTCGAAGTTGCGAGCAACACGCGGCTCATTCTCAAGCTTCGGGGGTCGGACAACGTGGTGCGTTCTCTGGCGTTCACTCTCTCATAACATGAAACGACTTCTTCCAGTTCTGGCTTTCCTGAGTCTGTGCGGCGTGGCAGTCGCGCAGAACGAAGGCTTGGCGACTGACACCAATGGCACGGTGATTTCGCAGCGCAGTGGCGATCTGACGCTGACGAACGGGTTGCGGCTGGGGACTTTGACCAACGCCGCAACTCGCATCGCCACCATTGGCACGAACGGCGCGGTTGGCGCATCGACGGGCGTTCCGAGCGGGAGCAGCGTTCGCGGCTCTGTCATCGCGGGAGACGGCGCATCGTCCTCGGCGTTCACGCGCACCCTCGAAAGCGGCGTCATCACGAACAGCGGCCCGTTCACGATTTCGCAGACTTGGAGCAATGCGGCGGCACTGTTCACTGGGTTTGCAGTGACAATTTCAAACGCCACGAACACCAACGCTTCGCGGCTGATGTTCTTGAGCGTCAATGGCCGCACGAACTTCCTGGTCCGCGAGCCCTTTAGTGGGGCCACGTATGTGAACGTGCCGTCGGAGCTGGCGTTCTTTGGGCAAGGAAACGCAACGCCTATTACCTTCGGATTTACAGGAAACCCGTCCCCGTCAGTGCTGGCGCCATTCTTGGGCGCCACCGGTGACCTCACTGTCGGCGCCGGGACGTTTGGCTCTGGCAGCGTCATCATCCGGCCGGTGGGGTCCGGAAGGACGACACAATTCCGCAACGGGACCAACGAGCAGTGGGCCGAGATTTATGGGACGTGGTCGGCGACCAACAACTATCGAAGGCTGTCCATTGGCATGAGCAACAACGGCATTGGGTTCATTCGCCCAGAGCAATCTGGCCCGTCCACTAACACCAATCGCTTTATTTACATTTCCGGGCTGCCCACCAACAACCCCGGCGTGTCGGGTGTGCTTTGGAACTCGAATGGGTCCGTTGTAGTCAGCCCCTAAACAATTATGAAAACCATCCTCACCCTCCTCGTCGCCGCGTTCCTCGCGGCCAACGTCAACGCGCAAAGCCTCATCCCGGTCACTCCCGAAGAGGCCCAAGTCGCCCGACTCGCCCAAGCCGCAGCCGCTACGCAGTATTACACCGAGCTTGCCGCCCAAGCCTTTGCCCGCCTGCACGGGGAAATCTTCATTGGAGACGACGAAACGCTTCGCCTCACCCTCAACCGCCTCGGCCCGCAGCAGAGCGAGCAGCTTTTTGGGCTCTATGAAGCGAGCGCCAGCGGAATCAATCAGATCCTCGCGGCTTCTGGCAGCGGAGTTCGGGCTCCTGTCGAGCGAACGCGCATTTGGACGTGGGACGGAACAAACGTAGTCGTTGAGCCCGTTCCGGCGCCCGCTTTTGAACCTGAACCGACACCCGCTCCATGATTTCGTTCTTCCGCCAAGCACTACCTACCGTCATTGCCACGACCATTGTCGGCATAGCGGTCGGCTATGGTTCTTTTCAGTTTGGCCAAGGCCAGCTTGACCAAAGAATGCGGGCTTTCGAGCAAAGGGACGCCGAGCTTGCACAAAAGGACGCCGAGCTTGAGCAAGCGGACAACGAAATCTTGTCCGCCCTGCAACGCCTGGATCGTGAAGGCACGCAGATCAGCCGCCAAGGTGCGCAACAGTTGGCGGAACTCAAAATCCGCTTTGACCGTCTCGAAAGCCAGCAATCCGTAGCCATCGGCCAGAACGCCCGCGTCGAAGCTCTCCTTCTGGATCTCAAGAAACGCCTCAACCAATAAAACACACCATGAACCCTACAACCGCACAAATCATCGCGTGGCTGACCGGCCGTTTGGCTGGCTGGCTTACGCCCATCATTCTCGCCGGCCTATCCTGGCTCATTGTTCAGGCGACAACGCACCTTCCGTTTCTGGCCGAACCGCTTTCCACGGTGGATCAGGTGGCCGTGACGGCTACGCTGGTGGCCATCATCATGGCGGGGATTAATGCCCTGACCAACAAGTATCTCACCGCGGGCACAAAACAGGTTCAGGAGACAGTCAACAAGCTGATCCCGCAGAACATCCGCCCGCTCGAACTGGATGGCGTGGCCGGCCCGCGCACCCTGGCCAAGCTGGCTACGGTGGTCAAGCCGGTGGACACGAAGCCGACGCCATGACGCCCGCCAACATCAAGAAGCTCCAAGAGCGCATTGGCGCCGAGCCGGACGGCTTTTGGGGGCCGCGGTCCATCGCAGCCTGTCAGGCGCACTTGCGGAAGCTGATGCCCAAGAAGTCGCCTTGGCCGAAGTCCGATCAGACCAGCCTCCGGGCGTTCTACGGCGCCCCTGACGACAATTCGGTCATCGTCACTGTGGACGCGCCGGCATGGCTCCGCCTCTACGACACGGACAAGAAGGTGTCGAAAATCTCCTGCCATGAGAAGGTGGCCGAGTCGCTTCTTCGCGCCCTCAATGCCGCCTACGAAGTCGCACCGAACTTCGCCAAGCGGTATTTCGGCTGCCACGTTGACCGACTGATGAGAGGCGGAACCAAGCCATCCCTGCACGCCTACGGGGCGGCCATTGACGTGGCGGCTTCGACCAACGGGAACAAGGACGCCTGGCCGGTGCAATCAGACATGCCGATTGAGGTCATGGAGTGTTTTGCCCGTGAAGGGTGGCTTTCCGCAGGCGCGTTTTGGGGCCGCGATGCCATGCACTTCCAGAGTTCCCAATGATTCGATGCGCGCTCCACTTCCTCATCCGGCTGGTTCCGTTGCCGTGGCTTGACGCTGAAGTGCGCAAGGAGCATTGGCGGCGGGCCAAGCGGCTATTTGCCCGCGGCCGATAGCTGGGAGTCCAAGGCTGCCAGAATCGCGGCCGGTTCGATCTTGGCGAGGGCCACGCAACGCCCTTCACGCTCGCAGGGCTGGCCGGCGGGCCATTGGCGGTCGGCGCGGACGTGGTGATTGCACGGGGCGCACGGGGCGTGGCCGGTCAGGGCTCGAACAGATGGGTAGTAGCGGGCGCGGGCTTTCGCGGGGAAGGATCCGAACAGGGCGACCGTGGGGATGCCAAGGGCGCCGGCGATGTGCAGGAGGCCGCTGTCAGGGCAGATGAAGGCGTCACAGGTAGCCAAGACGGCGGCCGACTGGCGGATTGTGAGCTTGTGGTTGCAGAGGTTGACCAACCCGCGGTCGGGCGAATCGTCCGCCCTGGCTTCTCCGGGGGCGCCAAAAAGCACGACCTGGTAGCGTCCGGCGCTCACCAAGGCGTCGAGGAGGGCGACTTGGCGCGGGTAAGTGCGGCAGAGCGCGGTTGAGCGGACGTGAAAGCCGATCCGCGGGCGGGCGGTCTTGGGGAAGCGGCGGGCGGCTTCCTTGGCCTCATCCTCGGTGACGTGGTAGCGCGGGCGCTTGTCGGCCAGCACAAGGCCGAGGGCTTCGGCAAAGATGTCGGTGGGGTGCCGCGTGGGCGCGGATTGAATCCGGCGCTCCGAGAAGAACAGCGTCCCAAAGGTGGCGGCCACCACGGACGGGACGGGGTAGGGGACGGTGTGAAGGTCGAGCCCTTCAAGTTCATCGAGAACCACGGCATGCGGCGAGCGGAGAACGGCCATGCGGGCGGAGGGGTGCAGGGTGCGCCAGTGGCGAAGGATGGGCTCCAAGGAAAGCATGTCCCCGTAACCGCCGGGGCAGCAGCAGAGCAGATCCGGCCCTTGGGCTGGCGTTTCGGGGAATGGCTTGGCGTGAAAGCGGTCAGGCGAAAAGGCCATGATTTCCCCCACGTTGACATCCTCGGCCAAGCAGGGGACGCCCGCGGGAAGATGCAAGTGCGCAAGGCGGAAATCCCGATCAAGGGCGGTAATCCAATGCACGGGCGGAGGCTACCACCACAAAAGAATGTGGTCAAAAGTATTGACAACCCTACAGGAAGTAGCAAAGTGCGCTTCATGAGAGCAGCAGCCGCCATTGATGTTTCGGACGTTTCGACCGAAGACCTCGAAGCCATTTTGCTGGACGGGGTGACTCCCGCGGCGGCCGATAGCGAACAGCAGCCTGACGCTTCCGGCGCGGGTGGAGCAAGCGACGAGCAGGGTTCTTCTCCTTCCCTGCAAGTCGAGACTCCGCCCGCTCCCGAGGCGCCGGCCGCGCCAGCAGCCGAGCAGCAAGAGCAGCCTCCGGCCGATGAGTTTGCCAACATGGCGGACGACGAGCGCCGCGCCCTGGAGATCCGCCGGCGCAATCCCGACCTGACGTTGGAGGCGGCGCTTGGCATGGCACGCGAACAGTTGGCCAACGGCGAGGACGCGGGCGGCGAGCAGAAGGAGCCCACCTTGGCCGAACGCATTGCGGCTATCGAGGCGGCCATGGACGAAGCCGGCGCCAACGAAGGACTTTTCACCAAGGAAGTGGCGGACCTGACCAAAGAGCATGCTCGCCTTCTGGCCGAGCAAGCCGCGCAGGAGGCCGTTTCCCGCGTCAAACAGGAAGCTGTCACCAATGAGCGCACGGCGGCCATGCTGGCCGAGCGGGAAGCATCCTACGCCCGCGCCGCGGCTTCTTGCCCCGAGGCGTTGGACCAAAACACGCCGATTGGTAAAGCACTTTCAGAAACCATCGCGGAGGCCGAGCGGACTAACAACCCTCTCCTCTACGATCCGAAGGCACCCGAGTTGTTCTTGGCCTTGGCCAATGCCCGGTTGCCGGAAGCGCAGCGCGCCGAGTTGAAACGACCGGCCGAGGCGACCCAAACCCCGAGCGGCGAGCAGCCTGCCGCCACTGTCCAGACGCCACGGCAATCGCCGGCCGGTGTCCTGCCGGTGGCCGCGAGCGCCCGCACCGCGCAACCCGCAACCGCAACGATTGACCCGGCCAATGTGGTCGGGGCGATCAAAGAAACGCCGACCGCAGACTTGGAAGCGGCGTTGCTTGGCGCGGGTGCCGGTTCGCCGGTCCTCTTGCGCCTGTAGCGCAGCGTCCCCGTCCAGCGGACGGCAGACAGCAACAACCAACCCAATAACCGCCCTCGGTTGCCGAAAGGTTTGGCAACAGGGCACTCACAAGCACTATGGCAAGTTACGACAAGCCCAATGTCAAGACTCTCGCTGAGATTCTGTCGCGTGATGCCGACGCACAGAAGCTCGCATGGGGAGAACTGGCGATCCGCAAGAGCAACGACTACAGCGTTCTCTACGACAACCTCACCGGCAAAATCGGCTCCGGCAAGGCGTTCATCCAACACTCCGACCTCGAGGTCACGGCTGGCAACGAGGTCATCATTCCCCTCGTTGGCGGCGCCCGCGGCCCTGGCGTCCAGGGTGCCGGCGACCGTCTCGGCAAGGAGAAGAAGCTCATTCCGGCGTCCTTCCGCTTCAAGGTCGGCCGCTGGTGGGATGGCTTCGCCATCAACAGTGTCGCCAAGAACGAAACCATCGTCGGCGGCAAGTGGGACCGCGCCGCGCTGGAGTTTCTGAGCCGCAACCTTCGCGTCAAGAAGGTTGACGACATGCTCATGGAGCTTCGCCGTCGCGCCACCGCCCGGAACATCCTCCGTCCGAACAACAAGTCGAGTCTGTCGGCGCTCCGCACCGCGGACGTTTTCAACACGGCGACTGTTCTGCACGGCGTCAACACGCTGACCAGCCTCGGCGCGAAGCCGGTGCACATCGGCAAGTCCTCGGCGGGTGCCCCGATCCGGCAGTTCGTCTATCTTGGCGCCAACCACGCCTTGGAGTCGTTCCGCAACTCGTCCAGCTACCTCGAAGCGGCCTACAACGCCGATGTTCGCGGTTCGATGAACTCCCTGTTCACCGGCGACATTCTGCCGTGGAATGGCAACCTCATCTACAGTTGGGACGTGGAAGACCCGGAAGACCTGGCTCCGGCCGGTTGCCCGCTTCTGCCGCGTGCCTTCCTCGGGACGGCCATCACGGCCGGCACCACGGCGGTTGACATCACTGGCGGCGGCAACGCGACCAACGCGGCCGACACGGAGGTTCAGTTCTTCGGCTACTTCAACAACGCGGCCTACAACGGTTGCGAAGGCTCGAAGATTGCCGCGGACACCAGCACCGAGCGGTATGTCGGCATCCTGAACCTGTCCGGCCCGAATGCTGGGCGGGTGATGTATGCCTCCTTCAAGGTGAACAACGGCAACAAGCTGACCATGTTCAAGCGCCTTGGTGGCACCGCTGCCGGCGATCAGGTGACGACCCTTGGACAGATCACTTGGGGCACCGGCACTTACGGTGGCGTGACTCTCGCCACCGCAGCCGCCGAGGGCTCGCTTGTGGTCGAGGTCAACGAATGGGGCGTGCCCTTCGGCTACATGCTCGGCCTCGGTGAAATGGCCGGCGTCATGGGCCACGGCTCCATTGACGGCGCCTCGGCTATCGCCAAGCGCACGGAGGAGCACACCAACCACGACATGGACCACGCCATTGGCTTGGAAACCGTGTTTGGTTCGCGTGCCTTCCAGCGCATTGACGGCCAGCCGGGCGGCTTCGCGCTCATCGAGTGCGCGCTTCCGCTCCGCGGTTTCCCGACCGTGAGCTAAGGCGAGCGTCTCGCTATCGGTGTCCGGTGTCGTTTCCTGGGGAGGGCGGCACCGGACACTTCAGCGGGGCGTTGGCCTCGGAACCATCTATGAGCAAGATCCAAGTAGTCATTGAAGCCGAGGAAGCGACCAGCTTCGCGGTTCACCCGATCAGCGGCCGGAGTGGCAAGACCTACGGGCATGCTACCTACGACCCCAAACGCGGCGCCATGTGCCTTTGCATGAGCCTGGAGGAGTGGCGCGAGGCCAAGCACGACCTCTGCACGTCTCGCCACCGTTTCTACCCTCTGATTTTCGACGTGGAGGTAATCGAGGACGAAGCGACGGCGGACGAGCCCACGGAGGACAAGCCCAAGCGCAAGGCGGCCAAGTAATCCACTCGAGCCATGACCGGCACCGAGGCACAAAACGACCTGTTGGGCCTGATTGGCATCGAGAACGCCAGTTTCGCGCCCGCGCAGGTTGCCACGCGGATCCTGACGGACATCAATGCCACCCTCCAGAAGCTCTACACCATGGCGGCCCCGTGGTGGACTTCGACCACGGACGGGGTTTTTCTGCATGCTCCGGCCACGGTGGCGGGCCTGACGGCGACCAAGGGCAGCAAGACCCTGACGACGCCGGGGGCGGGCACGCTGCCGGCGTGGTCGGACGGATGCGCCATCCGCGTGGACGGCGACCCGAAGGACAACGAGATTGTGTCTCGGGATTCCGGCGGGACTTCTGCCACGCTGGCGCTTCCGTATGCCGGCGCGACGGGCACGGTGGGCGCGACCGCCTATTGTGATGCCGTGACCCTTCCGGCGACCGTGGCGAGCGTTCAGGCGCCCGTGATTGTGCTGGGCGAGCATGAACTGATTGCGCTCCGGTCCCCGCGGGATGTTCTCAGCTTCGCCCCGAGCATCGGGCACAACCGTTTGACCGGGCACGGTCTGACGGACGTGCATCTTGTCAGTGAGCTTCGAGACATTGACGTGCCCATCGGCTACTTCATCGAGCGGGCCACGGTGAACAGCCAGCCCGTTTTGCGCATGCGGTTCAGTCCGCTTCCGAACAAGGAATACACTGTGCAATTCGAGGCCCGCGGGGAGGCGCCGCGAATCAGCAGCCTCTCCAGTCAGATCCCCGTTCCGCAGGCTTACGCGGAGAGCATCTTTCTTCCCATGCTCCGGTGGCAGTTCACGACCTGGAAGCACTTTGACGCCTCGGCCATCCGTAACGACTTGAAGGCGCAATACGAGGACGCCTTTCAGCTTCTTGCCAAGTTGAAGCCGCAGCCTTCGCGGTCGGGGGCAATCCGCGTGTCAGGGAATTGGTAGCCATGCAATACCATCGGATTCCATCGTTTTCTGGCATCCACTTGCTCGAAGACGGGCCGGAGGCGCCGGCCAACAGCTTGGCCGCGTGCGAGAACCTGATTCCGCGGCCCAAGGGCGCGTTGCAACGCATGCCGGTGTATCGGCGCTTCTGGAACCAGCGGGACATGCTGACGGAATTGACCTCCCGCGGCCTGACTTCGGCGGACAATGGCGTGCTGGTCGAGATTGCCAACGAGCAGCAGACCATTACCACGCGGGCGCTGGTGGGCTTTCACATGGCAACCGGCAAGGCGCTGGGCATTTTCTTTATCGGGGACACGAACGGCAACGTCAACATGACAACGGGGGTTGGCGACAATCTGACCACGGCCGGCACCATGACCTACACGGTGTTGCGAACCGGGTTGGCGGCAAAGCGTCTCTACTTCAACCGCATCTACCGCGAGGTGTGGATTGGGAACGGGGTGGATCCGAACATGATCTACTCGCAGACGCGGAGCCCGAAACTGCGGCTGGCTGGGACGAACCTTGCGCCGCTTCGGCCATTGGTGGCCGCGGTGGCGCAGCCGGCCGCCGCGCCAGCCACACAAGCCACGCGGGCCATTGTGCTGGCGGATGCGACCCTGACACTTACCGCCGATCCGACCAACTTTGCGGGGTTTGAGGGCAACAATATTCAGGTGGCCATTGCCAACTCAGGAACGACTAACCCGATTACTTCGGTGCGCACGGGCGCGGGAACATGGGAAGACCCGTTTCTCTACACGATCACCATTGGCACCAACGCCGCGACGAGCAGCGGCAACGCCATCAAGGCGTTCATTGATGCCGACTACAACGCGCAGGGCATGATTACGGCCAGCCTGAGCGCGGCGGCGACCGCGGCCAACGGCACGCTGACGGCGGCCATGCAGCCGTTGACCGGCGGCGTCAATGAAGTAGTGGCGGGCACCTTCCCGACAACCTTCCGGTGCCGCGTAGCGTGCTGCCTCTATGACCCTGGCGTGGGCGGCGAAGCATTGTCCTACGAGGGACCGCGGGGGGCTCTCAGCACGGAGTTGGCCAGCCTCGGCAGCAACGACATTCTCGTCACGGTGGCGGCCAGAACAGGTGAAAGCCGCTTCACGCATCAATCCATCTGGCTTCGGGAATACATCGGGCCGACCTATCCGATTGACCCTGACGGACCTTATCGGTGGCATCGCGTGCTGATCGTTCCAAACACCAACGCGAGTTACCGGATCCGGTTCGACTTTCAGCCTTTGGTGACGCAGGACGAGGAACCGTCTCAGGGGCGTGTGCCGCCCTGCACCATGTTCGAGTTTGCCGGGAATCGCATGTGGGCGTCCGGCAACGCGGCGCAGCCGGACCGCATTTGGCTCTCGAAAGGCGCCACCGAGCTAGAGCGCACGCCCGAGGGGTGCGACATTACCAGCTTCTTGGACGTGGAAGGACGAAAAGAGGAGCCGTCGAGGCCGCGGGTTACGGCGCTCCGCAAGCTGGAAGAAAGGATTCAGGCGCACACCGACAGAAGCATCACCCTGTTTGACGCCAACAACCTCAATCGCATTGTTTCCCGTTCCGACTTCGGCGCCCTCAACCCGTCATGCCTGGCCGCGTGGAACCGGCCGGAGATTCCTTACCTTGGGGCGGACGGCGTGCTCTACACGCTGAACAACACGCAGTATTACCGGAGCGCCGAGGCCACGCCGACCGCATGGCCGTTGCTGAGAAGCAGCGTCAACGTGCCGGCTTTGGTCGCGGATCCATCGTTGGCGCACGTTCTGGCGGACGCCACCAACCAACTCGTGCTAATCTTTGCGCCCACCCTCGGAACCGTTGCCAGCTTCAACAGCGGCTATGGTAGCACGGCAATCCCTGGGTGCTTTGTGGTGGACATGGAAACCGGAGGAATGGCCGGGCCGCACACTGTCCCGCGGTTCTACTCATCGAGCCCGACCAACGCGGCGGACAACCGGCATATCGGCATCACGGAGTTTGGCGACATGCTCATGTTGGACCTGAACAACCTGCACAGTGAGTTTTTCCCGCTTTCAGGCCCGTTCACAGTCAGGGCGCCCGGATATTCGGCCGGTCCGGCCGGCTTTGGAGGCGGGTTCAACCGCGTGCAATTTGCCGTTCCGCTTTTCAGCGTCAACACCGGCTACAGCTACGACAAATCGGCGGTTGGCGTCATGCAGACGCATTGGCTGGACTTGGGCGAGCCCAACATCCGCAAGGGGTTCTACAGTCTGGAGTGGAGCACGGCGCGCTACTCCCGTGCGCTGGTCAATGTGTTCGTCGAGTCGGATGGCGGCGCCAGCCAGTTCATTCAATACGGGGATGTGTATGGTCGAGAGCGCCACAAGGTTGCGTTCTTGCTGTCGGGCAACGCGATCCGCGTCCGCCTGACGATTGTGGTAGCCGAAGACCGCCCCTTTATCCTGCGCGACCTGACCATCGGCTACGAGCGGCAGGCCAACGAAGGCGGGATGTTCTTCTAGTCCGCGGGGGTGTCGGCCATCAGGCGGCGGCGGTATTCCTGCCAAGGGATGATGCCTTTGATGGGGGCCGGAGTGGGGGTGGCAACAACGGTCGGCGGCGAGGGCGCGTCTCCAACAGTGATGCAGTCCCGCATTTGCTCCCAATTGGGCCGGGTGATGCCGCGAAGCATCCGCACTTCGTCCAACGATCTAAAAGGGCGGGCATCAAGAATGCGCGTGGCGGTGGCGCGGCCGACGCCGGGGATGCTCTCAATCTCTAGGCGCGTGGCGGTGTTCAGGTTGATGGGGGATTGGCTGAGTTCCTCGACTTCCTTCTTGTTGATGCGCGGGAAGGCGCGAGCCGAATCGGTCAAGTGCGCAAGGCCAAAGGAAATACCAAGGGTCACAAAGATAGTGACCGCGGTGCGCGTTGCCTCCGAGAAGGCGCGAAAGTGCTCGGCCAAAAAGCGGTAGATGCCGTAACCGATGACCACGATGACGAAGAGGCGAAACAGAGATTCCAGACCGCCTCCGGGGCGATAGCTGTCGCTGAGTTCAGGGTAACCGTCGCCAATTTCTGGAAAAGCAATCAGCAGCAGCGCGACTACCATGCGAGGACGCTCAGGGCGGATATTGAAAAAATCAAGAAAAAGCGGTTGACGGGGTGCAATGCACCTAGTAAGGTCATGGTATGCCTAACTCCCCAAGTCTCAATCGGACGAACCTTGTCGTCCGCATTGAACGTGGCTTGAAGCGCCAAGTTCAGAAAGCGGCGGGCGAGCAGGGAATCACACCCACGGCGTTGGTCAACCGGATTTTGCTCGAAGAACTGGCGGACGTGGACCTCACACCACAAGACTACCGAATCATTGCCGATGAAATTGAAGCAGAACTCAAAAAGCGTCGTCACGGTCTTTAGCGTGGATCGGCGCATCAAGCGTGCGCTGGACAAGAAGGCGGCAGCCGGGGGCATGACCCCGAGCGCGCTCGTGCGCTTTTTTTTGGCCAAACGGTGCAATGCACCTTCCTGAAAATGGCCGACCAACTTCCAGTGTGGATTCGGATGCCGCAAGGCAACGCCCTGTGCCCATACACCAGCCTTCGGCGCGGCGTCATGGACAAGCTGTGCGTGCCCAGCCCGCGCAATGCTTACAAGCCCAAGGTGCGCAGCGTGAGCTTGCGCGAACCGGGGCAGAAGTCGGCCACCCGCTTGGTGCATCTGCCGGACTTGCTTGCCTACCTCGAAGCGCAGGCGGCCGAGCAAGCGCAGCAACCCGCGGAGGCAACGCTTTGATGAAGACCTACGAACAGATTGCGGAATGGTGCAAGGGCAAGCGCCTTCGCACGGTGACGACAGAGGATGGCTTTGCCGAGGAGCGCCGCCGGCGTGCCTTGGGCATTGCCAAGCCGAAACCCGTCGCGGTGGCCGAGACTTCGGCCGACATCTTGAAGTGGGCGAGGGAGAGCGCCGCAAGGCGCCTCGCCCGCCAGCAAGCCGCGGAGGCGGCGGCAGCCTGATGAGCCCGCAGGAGTTCAACCCCGTGGCGCTCATGGCGCTCTATTCGATGTTGCTCGCCATGGCGGCAGCCGGCGCCGGTTTCTGCCTCGGCCGCTGGCTGGGAGAGCGCGCCGGACGCGAGGAAGCGACCCAAGAGGAGAACTTGCGCCGCGTGCTCGAAGCGCAGCAGACGACCGAGCGCACGGTTTACTTCATGCAACCGGGGCAAGGCCCGAACTGACCATGAGCCAAAAGGAGAACACAACTGAGGTTGAGGCGCTGAAAGCGAAGCTGACCGAGGCCCGCGATTGGTGCGATCTTCTGAGCGACATTTGCTTGGAGTGCAACTTGGTCGGCGTGCCCAAGGGCACGTTGAACGAGTATCTTGAGGCGGCGGAGGCGTGGGAACGCGAGGAGGCAAAATCGTGAGTGCGTGGGCCTTTCAGCGTCTCGAAGACGTGCGCGACGACAAGGGGCAGCAACCGTGCATCGCGCCGGACGTGCTGGCCGAGATTTGCCGCCGGCGGGAAGCGGCCGACCGTCTTTTGGTGATGCTTCTCGCGCTCACGATGGAGCCGGACGGAGGTTCGATATGAAGACAAGCGGTCTGACATTCGATCCCGAGACACACGAATACCGGCTGGACGGCCGGCGCGTGCCGGGAGTGACCGAGACAATCGGCGCCCTGGCTCCGCACCGCGAGGTTGGCGAATGGTATCTGCAACGCGGGGCGGCCGTGCATGCGGCCGTGGCGCTGGCGCTCAAGAACGAACTGGATCCGGCCAGCGTGGACGAGCGGATTGCCGGCCGCGTGGCCGCGGTGATGAACTTCTTGCGGGACGCACGGCTTGCCTTCTGTGTGCTGGAGACTCCGCTTGTCTCGAAGCGTTACCGGTTCGCCGGAACGTTGGACTTCTTGGGCGAGGACGAAGACGGCGTGCGCGTGCTGGCCGACTGGAAAGGCAGCTTGGCGCCGCAAGTCCAAGTTCAGATGGGCGCCTACTCGCTTCTTCTGCAAGAGAGTCCGTGGAAGCGGTGCGACAAGGCCGTGGCGGTAAAGACGCACGACGATGGCACCTACAAATGCCGCTGGTTCACCAAAGCGGAGCTTCGCCGGGCGGAGCAGACCTTTCTTGCCTTTCTCACGGTCGGCAACTGGCTGGCCGCGAACAAGTGATCCTATGGACATACGCATTGAACAACTAAAGGTGGAAATCGCGGACCTCGAAGCGCAAGTGAAGCCGCTAATGCGCCGCCTGGAGGATTTGCGAGCGGCTAAACGTGAAGCCGAGTCGCGCCGGTTCATTGAAATAAACGGCATCGTGGCGAAGGACGTGCAAATGTCGTCGGACGCGGAAGCGCCGTATTTCGGACACATCTCCGGGTTCATTCAGTGGTTGCGCGCTCATAGCAATAAGAATTGGGTCGAGTGGAATGGTCGGATTTATCGCATGAGCGATTTACTCAACAACCGGTATTCCGAGACGCCGGCGCTGGCGGATCATTTGGCCAAGTGACTCTATGACAGCTACGAAAACACCAACCGAACCCATCGCAGAGCTTTCGCTTGTGGTGGACGACACCAACAGCCTGACCGTCCGCGATGCGGACTTGGCAGAAATCGCGGCCACCCTGCGCCCGATTGCCGAGGGCATCCCCGAGGCGCTTGCCTACGCGAGCGAACTGACCGTGAGCAACGCCGAGGATGCCCAGCGCGCCGCGGAACGGCGGGACGCCATGCTCGCCGCGCACAAGACCGCCAAGGAGGCCATCAACGGGTTTCAGGGCGGGCTCATCGAGAAGTTGTTCCGCTTGCACAGAAGGTGGACCGGCTTCCGCGCCCTGTTCGATCCGCTCGAATCGGCGGCCAAGCAGACCAAGCAAGCCATCATCAAGTGGCAGGAGGAGGAGGAGCGCAAGGCCCGCGCCGAGGAAGCGCGCTTGCAGGCCGAGGCCGACGAGCGCGCCCGCAGGGAGCGCGAGAAGCTGGAACAGGAGGCGGCCAAGCTCAAGACGCCCGAGAAGCAGGCGGAACGCCTCGAAGCGGCTGCCGCGGTGGTGGCGCCGGTGGTCCGCGTGGAAGCGCCCAAGGCTGCCGTTTCCGTGCAAAAGCGGTGGACTGTCGAAAGGATTGACATGCCGGCGTTCGTGGCGGCCGTGTCCGCCGACCCCACCGGCATGCTGATTGGCTTCCTCGAAGCCCGCGAAAGCGCGCTGGCACGCGCCAAGGCCGCGAATCCGGCCATGACCATCCCCGGTGTCACGTTTGCACAGAAAGCCGTCTGACCAATCAACCAACAACCGACATGAGCAAATACATCATCACCATCAAGAAGGTCGAAACCGTCACCAAGACCGAGAGCGGATCTTACGGTGTCGTGGACCGGGTTCCGTGGACGGACGAACAAATCCAAGGCGCCTCGGATCACTACGGAAGCGCGCAGAAGTTTCTTGCCCACAACCCGCTGCGCGAAATCCGCGGCTACTTGCCCGACCGCTCCGTCGAGGAGGAAGTCGAAACCGAGATCCTCAAACAGACGGTCGAGACGCTGAATCTGGCGGAAGTCATCAAGGCGATCAACGGCATCTAATCCATGCAACTCAAGAAATACCACTGGAAGCGGGTGCGCGAAGTGCGGCCCTGCCTGCAATGCGGGAAGTCGTATCCGACCAAAGTTTGCCTGACCCGCCGAGGCACCCGCCCGAAGTGGCCGCGAATCACCGAAGAATAACCCTGAACCCAACACACAACACAATGAGCAAGGAACTAACCAAGATGGACAACAGCAGCCTCCGCGGCTTGCTGGAGAAGGCGGCCCCAAGGCTGGCCGAAGTCGCGCCGAAGCATCTGAAGGTGGAGCGCATGACGCGCCTCCTTCTGGCGGCCACGATGCGCAACCCGAAGATCCTGCAATGCACGCCGGACAGCGTGCTCCAGTTCGCCATGAAGTGCTCCGAGACGGGCTTGGAGCCCATCGGCGCCGGCGGCGCGTGGCCGGTGCCCTACGAGAACCGCAAGGCCGGCACGGTCGAGTTGCAGTTCATCACTGACTACCGCGGCCTCATCAATGCGGCCAAGATGGCGGGGTGCATCAAGGACGCCTACGCTGAAGTGGTGAAGGAGAACGATGAGTTCGACTACGAACTCGGGCTGGAGCCGAAACTGACGCACCGGCCGTCCCGCGGGGACCGCGGCAAGCTGGAGTCGGCCTACTGCATCATTGTCCTGCCGGACGACACGAAGCGATTCGTGGTCATGGACGCCGACGAGATTGCGGCGATCCGCGGGCGCTCGAAGGCATCCAACTTCGGCCCGTGGCAGACGGACGAGGGCGAAATGTGGAAGAAGACGGTGGTGCGCCGCGCCATGAAGCCGTTCAGCGGCGCCGCCCCGGAGCTTTCGGCCGCCATCGAGGCGGACAACGCGGCCAGCGGGATTTCCTTCTCGCCTGACCCGATTTCGATGCCCAAAGCCAAGGGACAAGCGCCGGCCGAACTGCCGGAGAGCACGCAGGCCCAGGGCGAGGATCCGGCGGAGACTGGAGAGGCGCCGCCCGAAGACACCGCCGACACGCCACAAAAGACGCTGGCGCTTCAACTGTCGGACGCCGGTATCACGGAGGCGGATTTCTTCGCCTACATGAAGGAGGCGCACGGCTTCAAGCGGGTGCGCATGGTGGCATCCATGACGGACGCCGAGGCCGAGGACGCCTTGTTCAACATGGCGGAAACCATCGAGAAGATCAAAGGAGGGGCGAAGTAATGGGCGCGACACCTAACGACGACGGCGGGCCTGCGTTTGCAACGCCGACAACCTTTTGGGCCAACGGGTGGCGGCATGACGGACAAAAAGGCATGTCTCTCCGCGACTTCTTCGCGGCGGCGGCGCTGGCGGGGCTTGCGGCCAATCCCGGCGCAAGCGGCATCAAGGGCACCCAAGAAGGCGCCAAGGTGGCTTACGAGGCTGCCGATGCCATGCTTGCCGAGCGGCGGAAAGGCGGTGCGGCATGAACCCGACCGGCGAACAACTCCGAGACAATGGCATGGCGGCGGTCGAATCCGCCACGCCGGACGACTGGAAGGACCGCGCAGACTCGGTAATCCGGGCGTGCGCGGCCAGCGGGCGGGATTTCACCGCCGAGGACGTAAGGACGTGGGCGGGCGATCCGCCGCGTCCGAACGCCATCGGGGCGCGGTTCATGGCCGCGTTGAAGTCTCGCATCATCGAGCGCACCGGCTGGGTGCGGGCGAAGCGCGCCGAGGCGCACGCCCGCGCAATCCCTGTCTATCGCGGAACGGGAGCGGTGACATGAGCCCCGCGAACATCACCGGCCTCGTGCCGCAACACATCGTGGACCGCATGGACCCGAAGGACCGCGCCGCGCTTGGCCAGAAGTCGAGCACAGAGGCGAGAGCCGACGCGATTGCCAAGGACGAGAGAGAGATCCAGAAGCAAATCGCCGGCTACCTCCGCCTTCTCAATGTGTGGCACGTCCAAAGCCGCATGGACCGGAAGACCTCGAACACGGTCGGGGCGCCGGATTTCATCTTTCCTTACAAGGGCGCCGCGGTGTTTTGGGAAGTGAAATGCCCGTGGTTGCGCTCTCTCCGCCCGGAGCAGGCGCACGCCCGCGAGCGCATCGAGGCCCAAGGGGGCGAGTGGCGCCTGATTACCAGCCTTGCCGAAGCCCAGGCGCACTTGCGCGAACTGGACGACCGGCAGCGCGAGACGGAAGCACTCCAACTGGACGTGCGGGCGTTTCGTCGTCGCATCAAGACACTGGAGCACGAGGTCGAGCACTACCAATCGCTGTGGACGGTCGAAATCGCCAAACGCGGAAACACGCCTACCTGAACCTATGAACCCAAGC